AACCCATGTTTCTCAGCATCAATAACAACCATTGAGTGTCGCACCGCTCGAGCAAGCTCGGGTGTAGATGCACCACGAATAGTCATATCGTTGATAAGGTTACTGACCTGGCCCATCTGAACTTGCTTAGCCTTAGGGGTAATAGGTTTAATACCAGAACCCTCAGGAATCTTGTAGATCATGGGATCGAAACCCTTAAGACCTTCAAGAGCAGGGGTTGTCTTAACCTTACGAGATCCACTATTAGGTATGACAAGGACGGTATCACCATCAAAGTCAGCACCAGACAAACGTTCAGCAACGCTATGATGAATACCAACAGCATCTTTAGCATTACCCAAAAGACGCTTAGCTTCTGGATGATTGTTATTGACAGTTAGTTCTGGAATCTCAAACTTACCACCATGTGGGTAACGAATCAAAACAACTCGTTCACCATCACGATAGTTAGGCGCATAGATCTGCGATTCCGACATGGAATTGATTGGAAGAATTACATGCGAACCTTGTCTTGGTAGCGCAGCTGCCTTCAAATGAACTGCTGCAGAATCCGTTTCATCAGCAAAAGATTCTAAGAGCTTCTTACGAACAGTGGGGTTTGTTAACGCATTGATTTCATCGAATTCTCGTTGACGCTTCTCAAAAGTCATATCCAGTTGTGCTTTTGCAAGACTGGGGGGTTGTTTTGAAAGCATCTGTGAAGAAAGACTTTTAGACCAGTTAGACCAGTCGCCTTCTTCATTAACCAAGTTCATAGCCGAAGTAACTTGTTCTTTTCCATCAGAATCTCGCTTAACGAGTTGTCGAACGGTGGCGCCAAACGGATTGTCTGGGTCATCGCTAATCTTCTTCATAGAATCGAGTTTGTTACCAGTATCGGACTTGTTGGTGTTGAACATAAGATCGACCCCATTAGGCAGATCCTCTTTATACATAGCCATACCCTTAAGGTAATGACCATCACCAACAGCAATACGAACTTGGGCATACCGAGCGTTCCCTAAAGAAAGGTCATCAACACCCGGCCGAACATAGATAACGCCATCCGCTTTGTCGCCACCCTCTTCTTTGTAAGTGACACCAACTCTTTTAGGATCAATCTTAAGCGGTGGATGTAAACCAAGATATGTACGACCACCATCTTCCGAGAAGTTTGTAATCTGTTTAATCTTGTCTCGATTTGCGTAGACTTCAGAATAAGAAACGTCGGGGCCAACAAGAACTTTCTGGGTCGTGTTCAATCCAGTACCAAGCTGCGGCACCTTAACGTAATAGACTTTATATCCTTCTTCTTGAAGTCTGGCGACGGCAGTGTTGAGTTTTGTAGCGCTCACACCAACATGATGTTCGACACCGGTTCCAATATCAATATAAGACTTTTCGCCAACCTGATCTTTCAACATGTTGGCTGTAGTCACAAGAATGTCGGCTTTATCTTTTTCTGAAGCAGACAACATAGCTCGAACTGAAGACTCGTTAACTCCCATACGCTTACCAATGGCAACGTTGGAATATCCTTTGTCTTTCAATCTTTGCGCCATCGCTTGATCAGCTTGTCTTTTCTCATTCTTAGCAATCGACTTTGCCGCACGAAGTTGAGTTGTCGAAATACCCATACCTTTAGCAATATCAACTTCAGACATACCGTCTCGACGAAGACCATCCACATAATCAAGAAACTGCTTATTACGCTTGTTAGGATTTGTAGAAACTCTTTCTGGTCCACCAGATCCCCAAGGGTAGCGTCCGCTTCTACGAAGAATTCCGTAATGTGCCAAATACTCTTCTTCAGAGATAAACATCGAAATCCTCCTCTTTCATCTGTTCAATCTGCTGATCAAAAAAGATAATCTTATCCATGATACGAATGATCTGTTCTGGATCAGGAACGTGAACTAAGATTTCGTTGTTTTGATAGATGCGTAATTCGATGTTGATGTCATAAGGCGACACGTTGTACTCAAGACAGAACAAAGCAACATACACCTCAAGTTGGTGGTGTGATGTCTTTGTCATACCAGTTTTCAAATCATGAATACGCAACATACCTTTTCGAAATGAGATTGTGTCTGCAGTACCAAAGCAGTTGTACGAATAAAAGAGAACTTGTTCAGTACGCATCTTGAAACCGATGGCATCATTGATGTACTGATTGATCGTTTCTTTTGTTCGAGCTTGTTTGATACCAAGAGTGATTGCACGTTGAGCATACTCATGGAGGTCGACGCCTCTTCTTGCTGCAACGGACGAAATATAACGAGCTTGAAGTTTCTGATCTGTGTAATTAATCCAATGATAGTTACTTGGACTTAGAAACGCGTGTTGCCCGGCCAATGCCGAGTGCACGTTGAACTTCACGCAAGACCTCCGCTTCGTTATCGGGGTGAATGAAGGCGGCATACGACATGTCGTTCATAACACGAACATAATGTTCTTGATTGGGTTGTTGAGGAGCATCTGCCGATACTTTCACTTCTAACATAACCCATCGTTCACCATAGAACACAGTAAGGTCAGGAATGCCTGGTTTGTATTGAGCGTCATTCTTGAGGATTTCACATCCAGGAATGAGTTTCTTAATCTTCTTGATCAGATCGCTCTGGTATTTGTTTTCACGCATATAACCATCCTAAGAAAAAACAAAACACAAGAAAGGCATTCTGTCCCTTCTATTATATCCGCAGTTTTTGCGACGACATTATACTTATTTTTAGGTTTATACTTATTTTTAACCCATATCCTTGAAATACCGAAACTCTTGCCATGTCGGGAAGATCGGTTGGTGGGTAATGATTCCTTTCTCAACATCTCGACAGAGTAATCCATTCACTGTAGCAATATCAAACATGGTTGCATACTCAGCGCCAGTTTCTAAATCAATATATTTTGTTTGATACAACCAACGATGAATGTCTTCGAACTGTCGCTTATACTTCCAAGCAAACCATCTAGGTCGCCAAACTAAATTGTCTGCTCGAACATTCTCTTGATTATTATCTAACTGAATTGGTGTATTGAAGATTTGTGTTTCACCTTCAACAAAGTGTGTAGCCACCAAAACTTTAAGCGACATTGTATACTGATCGCCATCTAATACCAAACCGACTTTGAGAGCACCTTGCTTCGTTCTACTAGCCTTTATCAAGCGCCGACTCTTCTCGCTTACGACCTCACCATAGTTACTCAAAATATAGTTCGGAAAGCCTTGAATGAGAACCCATCTTTCTTCCATCATCACCTCCCTTGTGGAAGACAAAATCGACTAAGTATAATGTCCTGTCAAAAATCTCGAAAAAACGCTAAAAACTTCTAAAAATATATAGGACATTATACTTATTTTTTTCTCGCGCGTACAGAATAAGTATAAACATATGAAATTTCTGGAGAGTTTTTGAGCAATTTTCGAGATTTTTGACAGGACATTATACTTATTTTTAAAAACTAACAAAAGACCAGGTCAGAGCACATTTTTACTCCAACAAGACCCTCAAATCAACCCATTTTCCTCATGTCAAATCCTGTCAAATCCTGAAAACGTCTCCAGCCGGCCTAAATTTTCCGCATTTTTCGACCAAATTTCAGCAATTTTCAGACCCAATTCGAGCCCCAAAAATCACCCAAATTCCGACCTCAAAAACACACTTTTTCAAGACGTTTCAGGATTTGACAGATTTTTGACAGGATTTGACATGACTAAACACCCATCAAACCATTCAAAAGGTCAATGCCAAACTCCGGATTTTCCTCCAACCACTTCCTCTCGTTGAACATTTCTTTGTTCTTCAAAGCATCTCTAACCGCTCTATCGACCACCGAATTGGACACTAAAATATAGTAATACAAGTCCTTGAACGGCGTATTCAGCCGGTCGATACGACCCTGTGATTGCTCGAAATTCTTATACGAATACGTCAAAGAATAGAACACCATGGTGTCAGTTTCAGTGCAATTCCAACCCTCAGCACCACTCTGATACTGCACCAAGAACACCCAAGATTTACCATTCGGAATCGGTTGTTTGTAGTGTCCATTCCATTCAGCAACCTCTACTTCATCACACAACTCACGTAAGATATCGAGCTCATAATCGAAGTTGTAGAAGATCACCATCTTTGGATGTGTCTTCAGTAACTCACGTATTTGCTCGAGTCTGGATCGATCGCTGTTGATGCACTTTCGCATCGTATAGAACATCTCAGATGCGTTAGCGTGAGGCTGATTGGTGTATGGGTTCCAACGCTCGAGATATACCTTCTTGAACAACTCTTTGTCATGATCGACAGTGAGATACTTCAGATGTCTTGTGGTATGCTTGCTGAACGGCATCTCAACCAAGACAATATTTCTGTACTTTTCTAACGTCGCCGTACCCGTATACCTCAAGACCTTCGGGTATCTTGAATATGGCGCATAGACGACATGCTCACGTTTGAATTCGGTTGAGTTTTTGTAGAAGCCGTTGGCAATGAAGACTGGGATATAATCCATCCAAGTATCGCCAGGCGTAGCACTCAACAGAATCCATCTGTTTTGCTTGGCAATCTTCTTGAATGACTTTACCCATGCCCCATTACCGGTAACGCGTTGCTCATCGAATACGAAGAAAGCGTCCTCAACTTCCTCGTATTTGGAGATGTTGTTCCAGGAGTCTACGACAATTCGGACACCTTGAGGGGAGAACAAGGGATTCGAGCTGATCCCGAATTTCACCGCCTCACCCTCCCACTCAAGCTTGTCACGCTTTGTCGCTGTCGTGATCACATAGATGTCGGCAGGGAATTCCTTCTCCATGTAATACGCCAACACTGTGAGTGACTTACCCGTACCAACACCTCCCCACAAGATTTTACCGTTACTCAGTTTCGAGACGGCTTCTTTCTGATGTGGGAATAGATCAACCATCAAATCACCTTGAATGTGCTTTGCACGACGAGCTCACTCACAGAGTCGATGATTTGCAACCAACACAACGCATTACCATGCTGACGTCGAGGCTTAAGTCTATGAAAGAGATGCTCGTCTCCTGTGATATAACGTAATGTTAATCCAGTAAACAAATCAGTAACGATCATCTCACACTGAATCGATGAGTCAGTGTATTTAGCGATCTTTTGGTAGATTCTGAAATCATCAACATCCGTGGTACTTTCATCTAATAACGTATATGATTTGGTAGGGAAATCGACGTTCTCATCAACCTTTTCACCAAATGTGCGATCAAGAATCGAACGAATAGCATTCTGCGACATATAATCGCTTGAGAACTGTTCGACTGGAGTTTTGGAGTCTTTGATGAATTCCGTCCCATATGTGACCTCAAAATGTTGCAACGCAACTTCTGATTTGAATCGAGCAAAAGTCTTTTCGGCTTGTTCTCGAGTACCATATGTTTTGATTTTTAGGGTTACAACAATTTCGAAATTATCGTTCTTAACTGTATCGTTAAGTTTGTCAAATTCCGCGTACTGCTCTCGAGTCACTTTCACATCACTCACAGCAAGTCCACACATCGTGCACTTCTCTGCTGCCAGATTCCAGATATGACCGTCACGCTTACATGCCCATCCGCTCATTTACAACCTCCTCAATGCGAGCCCAATCGACCGGTTCATCCATTACTTGATCAACAGCCCATTTCATACCAGCAACGAAACCAGATGTGAATGGATCATTTTTACTACTGTGTTTCAACGAGATAAGTCGAACGCCAATTTTGATTTTCAGAAGCATTCTAATTCGTCCTGAGCTAACGATCGCTCCAAAGAAATACATACCAGCGCCGAATAAGATGAAGAAGATAAGATGTGTCACTTTTCTCTCTCCATCCGTTCTCTCTCCTTACGTGCATCTTCACGGATACACCTTAACTTTTCCTTCTGAAACTCTAACCATCTCTCACTAATCCACCAAATAAGACCTAAAACACCCAACACAATCCAAAAAGCTAACTCTGTACCACTCACGTCGCCTCCAATGCGGTGAATCCTTCTGTGTATCTGTCGATCTCTGTCCGTGCGCCATGCCACGGAAATGCTTGTATATGATCAAGCTTCTTACGTGCTTGATCGAAATGATAAAGACATTCGATAGCAAGCTCTGGATTTCGTTGATCGGTAATCGTCTCGATGAAAGCATCAAGACCATCGACAAACTCAGATACAAACCCCTTATCGATAACGCTCAAGTGTTGATTTACTAACAAATTCTCGTCCACGTCGCCCCCTCCTTTTCCAGTAGTATGCGATGACTTCCATCCACACGGCGATACACACCGCGCTCCAGAACCAGATGAAGCTCATTTCTTGATCATCTCCGTGAGACTGATGATGTTCTGCCAATTGTAAATAGTGCCCTCGCTTGAGAGCAGCATGATTGGCACCCCATCGACACCCATGACAACCTGTTTGATTGTTGCTCGAGTGTAGGTGTAATCGTTCCCCGAGTTGACTCGCATGTTGTATTCAACACCAAGTTTGATGAATTCCATGAATTCTCCTTTTTAAGTATAATGTTGTAAAACCAAAGCCCTTGTGTGGACCTTGGTCTTTGGATCAGCTGTTGATGACGGTTTTGATGTACTCGTCCAACACGCCCTTCTCATCCATGAAGGCCACCTGCGACTTCAACTGGTTGGACTGCATGGCGATGATCGCAACTGCGACACCACCCATGACAATCCCCTTCCGGTGACGTCGGATGAACCTCTTGGTGGAAACGGTGATTCGATTCATTACATTCTCCTTTAATCGGTTGATCTCATTATATGCGTTGTAATCCGTGCGACAAAAACCAAAGCCCTTGTGTGGACTCTGGTCTTTTCGATCACGCACTGATGGCGAGTCGAATGAATTCCTGACGCTGCTTGTACTCGCGCTCGAATTCCTCGTTTGACATCGACCACGCCTCCTGGCTACACATCCAGACAAGAAGCTGATGCAGCAACACACGCTCTTCCTTCTTCTTGGCAAGCACGGCTGCGTTCTTCACCTTCCTCTCTTCGTGAGTCAAGACGACGTACGATGCGACGATGATTCCGAGAGCGATCTTCATCTTCAGTCGGTTATCCATTACAAATCTCCTTTGATGGTTCTCATCATATGCGTTGTAATCGATGCGAATATATGCCAAAATCGGCTAATTACCCCCTAGAATCGCTTCTAAGCGTAGTAACCCCTATTCTGGCACTATGAGTCACTTCTTGGTTTTACTCGCGTTAGAACGGATTCTGGAGGACATTTTTCTCCAGTTCCCCTTGTTCAATTCGTGCAAGACCCAATAAAGAGCCATAGCGTATCACCTATCCTTCTATAGTGCCCGGGACGGGGATCGAACCCGTATGATGTTTTACCATCAAGGGGGTTTAAGCCCCTCGCGTCTGCCTGTTCCGCCACCCGGGCTTTATGTTACTTACGGACCCTCGTATCTATCCGTCCGGAGATCGAATCCACCGTAGACTTTCTTGACACTCATGTGGTTCGCAACAGCATATCGCAACGCCTCGATCTCTGTCGGAAACGCAACCATCCCGGAGAAGTCCGTATGGTAAGCTAACCAGAAGTGCCAATACGCGTCTTCTTTGACTCCAGGATTCTCTACTTCTGACTCTTCTCGGTCCTTATCAAAAATACCCACGGTATTTCCTCCCATATATCGTTCGAACGGTGTAGTCATTACCGTCTCCTCTTTCGCTTCTGCAACTTGAGAAGTCGTGCGAGTTCTTTCTTGTCTTTCTTTTGCTGTTTCCTGGTGCGCTTGTCTTTTGTCGTCGAGCGCATTGCTTTCGGGTTGCGTCCCATGAATATTATTATCCTTTTGTGTATTAAACCATCTCGCCGATAGCGTTGATAATCCCTTTAGTCAAGAAATGCGACTGACCGTATGGAGTCGTCCAGAAGATCTGCTCGAAGTCATCCAAGTTTCGAATAATCACAGCAAGGACAATTCCAGTAACCATCCTTGGAGAATCTCTATCGAATCCGCAATTACAGCTGAATTCATCATCCTCATCAACTGAAGTTAACTCTGGGAATTCCGAAATCAAGTTATTGAGTCGATCGAAGAACTCATCTCGTCGAGCTCTGTTTTCTATTGTGTTAAGTGTCATAGAATATCCTTTCGCTCCACCACCAGGACTCGAACCTGGAACCTACAGATTAGAAGGCTGTTGCTCTATCCATTGAGCTATAGTGGAAAGTGTGGGTGGCCTGACTCAGCACCAGACAGCAGGTCTCAACCTGGCACCCACGGTGATTTCGAAATGTAAGGTTCAGTTATTATACACCAAACGAACACTTCGAATTATGTTTGTGGCCTTGTCGCTCGATACGATGTACCACAAGTCGGCAGCGTTGACTAGACGCCTTACTGTTTAGCGTTTGGTCGTCAACCAGGGCTTATTCGCCCCCGCTTTATCAGTGTTGCCTTAATCGACTCCGCCGTAGAGCCGGGCGATAATTCTAAGCAAAAACCATCAGTCACGCTCCACGGCCACGAAATCATTCTCAAGCGTATCGCCGACGATGAAGTTGTGCTGGAACATGTCCTCAGTCAGAGTATCGAATGTATCATCGTTACCGAAGTCAGTCACCAACCAGTAACCGATCGGAAGCATGTCGGTATAGTCATCCGGCTCAACACCGAAACGACTTGCGAGAAACTGCTGGTTTTCTGCGGTGATCTTGACGGCCTTCATCGCAGATTCTCGAGTCGCTTACGCGCTTTACGATTGCGCTTTGCCTGCGCCTTTTCGAGAGTTGCTTCGCTCTGGTTACGATGCTGGTAGCGCCCGGGATAGATCCGACGCCTTTCACCAAACAGTGAGGCAAGAAGCGGCGCTAGCAAGTCCTTGGTGATGATTGGTGTTTCTGGTTCAGGTCGTTCGACTTCTTCACCAATGTCTTCTGTTTCGTTCATTTGATTAGTTCCTTCTCTCTTTGATTATGCGGATGGTTGATGCACTCGGAATGATGCCAAGTGAGTGGGTCTGAGACGTCGGTCATACCAACTCCGTCAACACACTCGGTTGAGCATGGATGGATATTGAATTTGCGGAGTAGTTCGTCGTATGAGATCATCACACCTTCTCGAAATTATCTGCTCGAGCCCAAACGAATTCGGCTTGATTGTGCCACTTCGAAGAGCAAACAGGAATATGATCTTCGGACGGCGGCTTTCCTTCGGTGAAAGCTACAGTCCAGAGCCTTCCCGATCGCTTCGACCTGATGATCATTCCTGGAAGAAATGTCTGTGTCTCGACCGTAGGCTCATGTCGCCTAGGACGTCCTGAATTGTCATCACACACGACATAGAACCAGACCTTCGACGTCGACCAGATATCGACAGTGTCGTCGTAGTAGATTGTGCGCTTACAGTATTTACAGGTTGCGGTTTTCATAATATCTCCTGCTTATGCGACGTATTCTTCGCCTGGAAAATCAATGGCGTTTACGTGTGCTTTCATGAATTCATTTGCTGTGTCACGAACGGCATCAACATTGAGAATGAAATCGAATCTTGTCATTTTAATTCTTGCTGTAGTTCGACATACAGGACACTCAACAATCAATATCCGTGATTCATTAATCAAGAAATCGTCTGGAATCTCGGCGATACTAACATTAAAAGGATGTCGTCTTGTGTGGAGTTCGATTGCCATAATATCTCCTAATTAGTTATCTAGAGCCGGATGCAGGATTCGAACCCGCGACATCTTCATTACAAGTGAAGTGCTCTACCATCTGAGCTAATCCGGCAGTCCATTAGTCCGAACGTCTCATCGATTCAGCATATGCTGCTATGAAGAGTTGCGCGTGACTAAGATTTGTGAACATCGGACCGTCGTCCAAGAGCACCCACGGACCACCATCTTCCTGGACGATTACTTGATAGTAATTGCGACCGGAGATGGGGTTGATAGTGCCGAGGATGGAATATGTGGCTACTGGGGTCATTGAAACAACACCTTCTTCTTGATGTCTCGAATCTTCTCGATGTAGGATTTGTATGTGAACAACTCGTCGTGCTTGACTTGCATGAGAAGCGTCACGAATTCGCAGACAGCGTTTTCCTCAGCGTGCTTCTGCTTATTCCAATACAGGTCATATCGATCACTTCCGTCGTCCAGGACGCTTGCAACATACCAGTTGTTGGCCCAGAAGATCGTGTATTCGAGGATGGTTTTTTGCAGCAATCGCTTCATCTTCCAACGTTGATAGCGCTTCATGAATCTCTCCTTATTAATTGATAACAACTCTCGGTGTACCGTCAGCGAAATAACTGACATCGTCCATGGTTGGACAATACACGCCAACACATCCGCCCTCCGTATACAACTGAGTTTCCGGCGGAAGTTTCTGTAGCGCCTCGATTAGTTCCTTGGCTGTGGCAGTTCTGTTTTCGTCTGGCATGAATATCTCCTTATTAGTAGTGAGTGCCTCCAACAGGGCTCGAACCTGTGCAACCCGACTTAAAAGGACGGTGCTCTACCATCTGAGCTATAGAGGCGGGTGTGGGTTCAGCTTCTTTCGTAAATATCCTTCTCTGCTTGCATCATCGCCCTGGCGGTTCTTCCCGTGGTCTGACTACCACTTCCCCAGACAGCTAGCTACAGTTTTTCAGATATAAACTACTTCGCTTCTTTTCAAGCTCGCTGTTACAGTGCGAGACTCCCACCTTTGATCATCCAAAAGAAATATGGATGGGGTTGACCTTCTTCTGATATTCCTCGACGAATTCCTCCCAGGAGGACAAGCTGCGCTGGTCGCTTTCCTTCAAGATCTGCTCGTAAACAACTCGAGCCTGTTCTTGATCGAGATCATCCGTCAACAAATACCACGTCGGGTAATGAAGGATATGAGGGCTCACGCCGTCGACGCAGCAGTCCACAACCCAAAGTGACCCGTCTTCAAACATGATCTCGAAGTAGATGTCATACCCTTCAGGGATATCCTCAACCTGAACGTTCATCGCGGGAATGATGAGGTTGTCGAAGACGACCGCGCTCCACTGTTTGTGTGATTTTGGCATCAACATGTGTTGATCTCCTTTGAATAATATATTACTTCAACGCTTGGTGCGTGGATCTGTCTGAGTTTGAGTGATCGCCCAAGCTAACGTAGCCATCCACGTCAACATGACTATTACAAATATCATGCTGCCCCACGAGCCACAGCTGCAGCCAAAGGTGTCGCACCACCCTTGCTCGTCACCAGACTCGGTGCGGTAAACCCATCGGTGTTGATCGGCATTTCCCCACCAAAGATAAGAAACATGTCACACCCAACACGCTTACCTTCTTGCATCTGCATCGTCACTTTGTCAGCAGTAGGGTTGTATGGACCATGCTGCAAAGTATTGATAGCACACATAAGGTTGCTGACACGACCCTGACTAAGCGCCGCTGTCTCGTAGATACCAAGTGGCTCACCGTTAGGACCTTCCGTGTAGAGGTCGAAGCTATAGTGGTTGGTTTGCTGCGGCATGTCACGTAGCGAGGCGTCCAGAAAAGCCTTACCGCCGATGTTGTTCGTGTATGGGCCAACGCCAGTGACAGGAGTGACATAAGTGACAACGTTACGCCAACGCCACACCAACGCCTTCCAGTCGTCAGACCCAGGGATGAATTCCTCACCCATGTCCCAGGCTCGGATGTTGCTGAGATATGGAGTCCAGTAGTCGATAGCCTGCTGGCGAGCAGTAATATCGTCTGACCACACCCGAGCGTCATAGATGACAGTCTTCATCCCAGCTCTTGCGTTGATCTGCAAAAGCCTCATGTAGCCGGCTGGATCAAGATATCGTTGACCAGGGTTGGTTGGCGTATACGTGGTGAGATCAGGACGCAGACAGGTACCGAGCGTAGAATCGATACCAGCAACCTGAGCCATTGTGTTGGCCTTTGTCTGAGCATATGGATCGTCTGGGTGAACACCACAGAACGCCCATGTCTCAGCAGGAGGAGGTGGGGGAGGAGCAGTCTCACACCCGAGGGGAGCAAGAACTGAAGCGAGTAGAGATAGGATTAGAGTCTTCATTAGTGTTCCTTTTTTGTTATTCGCCTCGGAAGTCCCGGGCGAATTCATATATCTCAGCGCACTTAGGGCACACTGGATACTTTTGTGGATCGCGTGAAGGCACCCACGTGTAACCGCAAAGCGCAGTCAACGGGGTACCCATCACTCGAGCTTCTAGGATGATAGCTTCGGCAGGACGCGGGTCGTCTCCACGATCGATGATGTGTGAGTGGATCGGGTTTTGATCGAATGTGTCGACGTCGGGCTGAGTCAGGACTTCGATGTTGGTGATTCCCATGTCACACCACCAGCGGATCGTTTTCGCTACGTGTGTATTGGAGAATTGCCTTGAGAAGGTCGATTTCTCGTTCCAGTTCTCGACATCTAGTTTTACGTAGGAGAAGATCGTCTTTATACCCCTGATACTCCTCAGATCGACTCACATGATAACCACGCTCTTCGTATTTATGAATAGCTGTGGCCACCCACGTTCGATCCAGATCTTCCATGAAGAGTCTGTGTTCGGCATCCTCAAGACAAGCGAGCACATCTTCGCGTGTTGCGTTTTGAAGATATGCGTCCATTACCACACCAAGAATTGTCATTACTCCACCCTTTCGTTGAAATAGGATCTCTGATCTTGTTCGGTTGATGCTCGATAGAAAGCAACGATCGCTTCCTCACGAGACTTTTCGGGAGTCCAGGCGTTTATAAACAAATAATCATTTCGAATGGTAGCGATTTCGTTGAGATCTGTATCAATATCGCCTCGTTTGGCATACACCTCAACTCGTGTTGCCGTCGGGAAACTTCGTTCGGCGTACACACCCAGCGCCAACACGATATCTTTTTCAATCATCACCTGATCAAATTCGACATCGGTGTCGGTCAATACCACACGATATGGCGGTGCTGTCTTGATGTCTGGGTGGGTGTAGAAGATAGTCATTCGTCGCACATTACAACCTTTCCGGTTCTAAGGGAAACCCAATCGCGTGCCAGAATACGACGGAGTTCCTTGATTCGTCCATCAAGCTTGGCCTGCTGCATCTCAAGATCGAACAATTCACGTTCGAGTTTGTTACGCTCGTTTTGGTCCATGATTACTCCTTAAATATGATTAATGAAATGAGAAATTGGCAGGGGCGAGCTGTATAGTCACCTTGATATCCGGAACATTTACCGCATCAAGTTTCTTCTATACAGCTCAAACCCCTGCGCCCTTCGCCTCTAGGCCTTGCAATTGCCGTCGAGATTGTCTTGGGAGCGCAAGTTCTTCCCATCAACTTTACTACCGTTACCGGCTATGAACGAAGCGGTTTTTTGTTTGACTGCCAATTCTTGGGTAGCTATGCCAAGAAAGTTCTGTGTTATCCTTCACAGTTTACGTAATAGGCCCGACTGTCGTCGTGTTGATTATATCTAGCATGGTTCGGCCGATCCCCATGTGAAGCCTATTACCGCTCTGAGCCTAAACCCTATTTAACGTCGCTCAGACGACGTCGGGGCCACGTGGGGTGACCTCGATCTGGCGGAAACAATCCTTGAAGGCGAGGTTCGTCGCCAGATATGTCACCACCGAAACAACAACACCAAGTCCGACGGAGATGCCGACCGACTTGTACCAGTTGTTCCCTCGCTGCACATCGAGATTGAGCTTGATGGGCTCTGACTCCATATCGTTTCCTTTCTTGTTGGCTCAGACGACGCCAACCACGTCAATTACTGCTGATGCAGCGTGGTCCTTGACCACCTGGACGGAAGCAAGTGCTCCTCGCTTGGTTGTGAATGCCTCACCACTATCCGCAATGATCCGTCCATTCTTAGCCTTCAAAGCCCAACGCCAACCGTCTTTAGCCTTGTAGACCTCGAAACGAGCTTGCTTCATTGCCATGGTGTCTCCTTAATCGCACGTCCCAATTTCTGATCGAATACACGCATCATCAAAAGCTCCGGGGACCAATTCGGTGATGGTCATGATCAGAAAAATAAGACCGATGAAAATGACAACTCCTTGCGTGATTCGACGAATAATCATGCGACGGTGAAATGCTCGCTGATGACGGGAGTCTCTTCGCTCTCGCTCGGAACCTCATCGAACCAGCCGTTCCACTCCTCGGTGTACGGCATGAACTGCTCGGTGAAGATCTTGTTCGAGTAGCAACGCAGGTTGTCGTTGAATCGAGTGACCCACCAACCGACGTATGCTCGGTTCATGCTCGGAACGATTCGCTTGTCCAGAAGGATGAACTTCTCGTCGCCCTTCGTCTTCAGCTCGCCAATCATCGATGCGATCTCTTCGATGTTGTCCTTGGTGATCTGAACCGCCTCGACCTTGAACGGTCGACGGATATGCTCTGTAAATTCCATGAACGGTCGACGGATATGCTCTGTAAATTCCATTGTAATTCCTTTTCGGCTAGTTTGAAAAATAAGATGAGAAGTAAAACTGCATCACGCAGTTAAGACTCTTTCGGTCTTCTTCTCATTATATAACATGTAATTTCTGCGAGGATTACTCCTCTTTCGGCGGAGGTTGCATAATTGGCCAGACATCTACCTTGTCGCACGCAAGGCAGACCCAGACCGAAATTATGAAACTAAGTTTTTGCTTTTTGCAATTGGTGCATACTGTTGGTCCGTCTGGAACGTCCCTTAGTGGCATTCTGTTTCTTTCTGATACAGCGGACACATTGCGGTTGGATTCCGTTCCAAATATCTTCTTTAGTTGTCTCCATCAGTTTGAAACCACATTCGCAATATGCTAAAAGATGTTTTGGGTCGTACTCGTATGCTTTACCCATATTAAGGGCTCACTCGTCCATTAGCGCAAAACGCCTTATGTGTCATCGGGAAATGATGAGCAAAATGAGCTTCCATCATATTAGCAACCTGGTTGATCTCCCACATCGGGAATGACGGGAACATCGAGTCCTCTACTTTCGTGCGAAGGGAGAGAAACGACATAATGCTCCGGGGGTTGCATGTCACATAAGCGTGCGAATAAATGGACACGGGAAGACACATGCGTGCCACTTCCTTAGCCACACCGTCGTCCAAATGCTCCTGATACATATCCCAAGCAAGCTGGTACGAGAGCATGAAACCCTTGATCAGATCTCTATACTGCTCTTCGGATCCGGGGATAAAATCGTATGCACCCGTCTTACCAACCTGAATAAGATTGCGATCGGCCGGCGGAGTATAGAACTCAGGAGAAAGCTCCATGTATCGACCGGACTGCTCATTGTAGCTGAATCCGATACGGTGACGCATGAATTCACGCCACACGAAAATGGGAGCTTCGATTCGAAACGTCATCATCCCGTGCTCAAACGGAGACCCATGACGATTCTTCATCAGGAAATTGATGAGTCCAGCTGACTCTTCCGAGTCGATAGAAGCCGAGCCCTGAGTCGAGACTCGAGCTGCTCTACAAATGAATTCATCGCTACCAGCAGCAATCAAGTGCTCCACGACAAAATCGTTTCTAAGATTAATCGACATATACTTCGCCTCCTTGACGAATTGGTCTAACGTTTTCTGTAGCCAGACCGATCAACTCCTTGAGCTGAGCTTGGCCTTCTTCTAACCGTTTTTCGTTGACGCTATTTAATCTTTTAATTTCATCTTGAATATACCAAACAGCTTTTTCAAGATCTTGGACGGTTGGTGCATCATCTTTTAATCCAGATCGCCACAAATATTTAATTGCATTACCAAGATTGAAATTCATGTGTCTAGTAATATCAATACACTCAACACCACTCGGATGAGCTGTGTAATGTCTTGGGTGATTCACGGGATCATGATCCATTCCAAACCTCCGATTCATGTGTAGGAGTACGATTTGTATCGTTACCACCATCACTCAGAAGGTAATAAGTCTTACCACCATCGTTCGAAAAGGCTTCTGGGTTGCGTCGACTCTGCCAAATATCGTGAGTTGTGCCGTAATCAGACGATGCAATGTACCTCCATTCATCTGGATTGTCAGTAAGCGGCTTGAGATTCTTATATTGAAGAAGTTCATTAATAACCGGAATAGCTACCGAAGCTGAGCCGCCAGAATGACCCATTGAAGCAAACGCCTCAATAACTTTCAAATATCCCTCAACCCACTCTGGTTCTTCACCAATCATCTCAAGTTCTCGTCGAGCATGAGAGACCAAGTTGGATTCGTGACTGTCGGGAATATCTTCCGCACGAACGCTATTAATGTCCGGAACAAGGTCAAACAACTCCATTTGGGGCTGATTGTCTTGACCACGAATAATAACGGCTGTGTTGTTGAAGTGGTTAATGGCGTTCATGACTGCCCGGTGGATAGACTCCCACCGATGCGTCTCACTTGTCCAATCACCACAAGTAGGATCGCCAGGCCTGCAATAACAATCTGCACTGACGATCGCATCCATCACAGCCTCACTGAGCGTGAGACTAACCATTTCAGACCTCGTTGATTCCGTACTTGCGCTCCAGTTCATCCTCTTCCAGAGTGAGGAACATGGTCTGCAGATATGCTTTCATACCCTTCTTATCGCCGACATTCCAGTAATAGGAACGAGCAATAAGATCAACGTTGGAGAACCTAGCGTAATCCAAGACGTTGAGCATGTCTTCGGTCATGTTTGTACGACCGCCGGCCGTAATCATGACAATTCGAGGTGCTCGGAACTTGAACGACACCTCCATGGTGATGTAATAACGGAACTCGCCGTCCTCATCAGGCTTTGTCTGTCGGACATTCCATCCGTCAGCAAGTAGCGTCTCTGCGAATTCGGGGCTCAACACCACCGAGACTTCACGCTTACCGGTTGCGTTGAACGCACTCTTCTCGCCGGCAAAGTTCTTGTAAATAAGCTCTGCGCCTTCAACCTTGAAGGTCTTCTCTTCGTTCGCCATTGCGTATCCTTTTCTCAGTACCCATCCGGGTCCGGTGTCTGCTGATTGTCAACCCTCGATGCAATTTGCATCTGTGCGTGAATATACCCGAGCTTATGGGCTTCGGGTGGGAGGTCAGTATCGAATCCGTAACCACACGAACACCTGACCTGTGTATCGGTGATAACTACGTTGTGAAGTTCCTCGGACATTGTCATCCTTATCAATTCATGAATTTCTCGAACGAACCAAAATATTCAATGGCTTCGCAGGCGTTGTCTTCCAACTCTTGGAAATATGTCATATCAATCTGAAGATCAGACTTCAGTTCAGCCATTTCACGCTCAATCCATCGGAAACCCTTGGTTCCTGTAACTGCGTATTTCTTACCATCTTTGACTCTCCAGAGACGTCCACCATCTTTACATACAGGAACAAAACTACCCGTACGCCCAACGTGGACCATCTCGGAAATATCAACGTCGTCATCGAAGACTGTGAAATCCAAATACATATTACCTTGCGTAACACTCTTTGTTTCACACAAATCGTCGAAGACTACCTCTTCCTTACTGAAAAGTTTCTTAAAGACGTACGGATGCTGGAATTGCGCACCAACAGCAGTCCACTGATCACCAGAGCGAGCAATATAGACGGCGTCGTTAACCAGACAGAATTTATCGTACGTAACTTCGTGCTCGAAGTCATAACCGTATTTTTTGCCGAACGCAAATACGAAATCAATGATATCCTGCGTCGCATCGGGAATCTTGATCGAATCCGTCTTAATATGTGCAACGGTGAATCCTCTCGCTTGGACCTCGTGTTTGAGGTCAATCATGAATAAGGCGCCTCGCTTGGCAACGATGTTGTCGATGTTTCGGTTGTCTTTGAAGGCGTTTGGGAATCTGGCACTAGTGAGACCGTAAACGATATTGATGACAATTTTGAGAGCGTACGAAAGCCCTTCAGCGTCACTCGCATCGCCGTCCAGAAACTTTCCGAGCTTACCTCCAAGCATAGACGCGGCTGCGTCGTAGTCCTTATGCTTAATTGCCAAACGCGCTTTCTTAAGCTCGACATATCGCTCGGTGTATGGTCCGAAAAGATTGAGAACTTCAATGGTCGTCGGATGCATACTCGCCACATCCAAAAGCGCCACATTGGAATAAATCCCAGGTTCCGCATAGACATATCCACCTTCGCCGGTGACTTCGCCACGATAAACACTCTCCTTTCCGTTGAAGATATAACCAGGAAACTGCTCACTGAGATCGGTATAGACAAATTGATCTTGGGGGGTTCTGTTATCACCGAAAATGATTTTAGCGGTATGCTGTTGAGTCGTATGATTCAACGACAATCCAGACAATTCCGCCAGAATCTCTCTCGCAATGAAGTCTTGCTTACGACTCTTGAAGGTTTCTTCCGTAGCAATAACGTCGTTACAACAATACTCGATCACCATAGGCCATTTGTCTTCTGGGACAGGTTGATCCCAGGGAACATCCAATTCCATGTGGTGGATACCGAGCTCAATCTCGAACTTCTTCAGGCTCTGTTTTTTCGAGGAGAAATCATAAATATCCGTGTAAGACAGTCCGTATGCCTCACCGAACAGCGCCGAATCGACATTGTTGATAATCTTCTGACTGAGTCTGTACAGATCCTCGATCGAGTAACCAAGAAATCGAGCATAGAGAATATGATTGTCGTATCGACGATTATTGAACCCAACAAGTTTGAAAGCAAATAACGCTTCTACCTCACTCGGGCTTGGGTTGATCATTCGAACGACATTCGGACTGCTTTCGGTCTTCCAACAGACGACAAACAGATTAGGATATACCTCGACGTCGTAGAACACCAGCTCTTTCTCAGCATCACCATCGTGTGTCGCCATTGCATCCTTGCTGACAAATTGCATCTGCTGGACGAGTTTGATACACGCTGTTGATTGATGAGTACTGTTTGCAGCAAATGTAAGAATTACCGGCCGAAGATCTCTGAGATCGTATGACATCCCAGAGTTATAAGCATCGTCCAAAATCTTTGCAATAAAATCAATTGAGGGTTTAGTCCCAGGATGGATTTCCTTACGCAGATTCCGGTCGATAAGGTCTCTTAGACCTTTTTCTGATTTAATACTTTTAGTATCAAGCATAGGCTTTTCTTTCTTCGGCAGACCACTACTGATCGTTGCAATATCAAGATTGTTACACTGGCTAAGCTTACGTCGTAAGGCTTGTTCACCAAGTAACGTTTTAACCTCGATACCAACGTCATACACCGAGCTCAATTCTTCAACATCACCACTGTAGTAGTAATGCAGATGGATACCAGCTCCACCTTTACTCAACTCAGCGTACGTCGGTGGCCATTTCGATGCTTCCTCGAGGTTTCGTTCGAAGTCTTTTTCTCCGTTCTCGTCTACTAGATCGAAGTCGATGACAATATGATTCCTTGGGATTTGCACCCAATGCAGTTTTGATGTATCCAGATCTGAAAGTGTCGTTCGACAATTACTCCACGTTCGTTCTGGAAATCCACTAGCCTTTGCATATTGAGCCTTCAAATCAGGGAATAACGTGTCAAAAAGCGACGGTTGTTCGAAGAATTCAATAGAATATGGCTTTGTGTCGCTTACTTTCAGTTTATCCAAGTCTCTGAAACCAGAATAATAACTACGAACTGATGCGCCATCCACGGTCGCTCTATCATCGAATCGATCGAAGTAGTTGCGAAGTTCCTCACGGAATTTGTATTGTGGTAACACTTTATCAATCCCCGTTTCTCCACAATACGTCTTGTAGAGTTCGTAGGCTTGCTTCAGCGTGACTCCGTCTTGACGCTTGAAAATATCGTAGTTAGCCTCTACATAGTTGTAGAACACATCTGTCTGCAACATCATCTCAAGCGGACGATAAGAGTTATAGTAGTTCTTACCGAGAGCCTTGAAGCGTTCCAAACATTGATGCGCAATGGCACCCAGCTCAAATCCGATCTGATCCATGAGAATATGATACCGTTCAGCATCGATCTTGTTGCCAGTTGGATGTACGTCGATGAGACGACGAATAATACCACTTTTGGCGTCCGAGATCTTAACTGGCTGGTTCGTTCCCATGAATAAGAGCGCATTCACTCGAGCTTGATAACTCGGCTTGTACTTCTCATTCATGGTCATATCCTCATGAGACACAATCGAATTCAGTTTTGTATTGTCGTCAATCTTTGAGAGATCGCCATCGTGTTGGATTGCGACCAATGGATTTGTTCGAAACACTTCTGTAGCAAAAGCTCCATTACTACTCCCAAGGGCCTTTGCATCGAAAGTAGCAACATAACCTTCGAAGAGCTTCTGGATGATGTTGAGTACTGTTGACTTTCCACTACCTGCGGGCCCATAGAAAACCAAGAATTTCTGGATTCGTTTGGATTCACCGCTGATGATAGATCCAATAGCCCACTCAATTTTCTCCCTTTCTTCTGGAGAATATAACACGTCAAGAAGTTCGTTCCAGGCATCGCACGTACCCTCTTCGAGTGAATATGACAAACGCTTGCTTGCGTAGTCAGTCTTCTTAACTTCTGTGTTAGCGAACACAATCCGTTCATCAAGAGGATGACTATTATCACTGATATGCCGCATGTAACTACGGAACGTTGTCCAAATCTTTGTGTCAAACGACTTGAGATTGAGGACGGTGTAATTGACACCCTTTTTTTCATGTAACTCAGACGCATAGCGATGAAGATCTTCGTCGACAAGTCGCTGTACATCATATTCATCGGTCGACCACAGGCCTTTGGCTTCATCCCAAATCGCATAGAACGATTGGCCTCTGACCATTAGGTCTTTTGATCTACCTACAGTCCAATCAGGATATAAAACAGGAGGTCCGTCTTTCCGATCTTTGATGCTAATCTGATAAAAGTCCACGAACCTCCTTTCACTCTGATTCTCTGGCGGCTTTCTTGATTGCCGATAACTTCTTACTTAATTCACGACACTCATACAAAGTTCGATCCATGTCCTGAATATGTGGGTTATTTAAACCAACCTCAGGAAGCGTTCGATTGATCTCTCCAACCAAATGCTTGATTCGCACCTCAAGCGATCGTTGAATAATAACAAACTCTTGGTTTGTAAGCGTGAATTTATGACGTCCGTGAGTCATCAACACTCCTTGATGCTCGACGGATTTCTCTTAACTTGAACTGTAGATCAACGCAGCGTCTGAACGTGACTGTCATCTGCTCTACGTTTTCCCCACGTGTTTTGGCATGATTCACTACTCGAACAAGATGCTTTGAACGTTTGTCAAGAGAGCTCAAAATCAAATTAACTTCTTCGTCGTTTAGTGGAATGAGCCGAACGTTTCCGTTTGACATCAAATATCTTCCTTTCACACCCTCTCTTGATCAACGAGATACTCACAGAATTGATACCAAAGCTCGACCTTGGTTTGATCATGTTGGGGGTATCTCAATGGGAACAATCCACCTTTACCATTTGAAGAATATGTTCGCCATATGAATTTGTCCATTACATCACTAACTTTTCGACTGACATCCTTCGAAGCGTCGGACAGCGAGGCTAAATTTAGATTGTGTAAAAATGCCCAAAACCAATCCTTCGGCGCACTATCTGTTTCAAAAGCACACCTTCTTGATAAGGCGATGAGCATTTCCAACACAGAGCATCCAATATTCATCCACGCTGGATCTTGGTCTAAACGTGATTCTCTAAGAAATTCCTTCCGAATATCTAACCCATCTTCAGCTCGATTGTCATCTCCCGATAACAACCATACGAACTCGGTGCAGTGTAAATCCCGCATCAGCGTTAAATATGAATTAGACGGCGATGAAGGAACAGACGTATTCACGACCTTCGAGTAGAGCCAGTTGAAATACACTTCTTCAATCGGCTCGTCCATAAATTAGAATTCCCTGAATTTATGAACAGAGTTAGAATGCTTCAGTGTATCTCTCTCAAGCTCAATATCAGCTTCGATTCCAGCGACCTCGAGTGAGAACTTACCTCTATGCCGAAGCACTTCCCATTCCATCCGCATCGTTTCGTTTCGAATATAAACAACGTTAGGATCTTTGGAGCCGTGACCAAACTTCAATGCACCGACAACATCGGAGTAATTGTAAATCGGAGTGTCATTCTCATCAGCCATAATATCATCACCTTCATAGTAGGTGATTGTCGACTGTCGGAAATCCATCTCATCAGCCATGAACTCGTCTTGATGAATGACGTAAGGTTCAGTTGGGTTGCGGTTGTTCTGCTCAAACTCGAAATCCCATTCTCCATCTGCTGTCGCAGACCAAATATTAACCGGGAGACGCTCTTCAGGAATCACTCGTGTTCCCTCGATAATTTCGTCGGCGTATTCAGCCTGGATAGCGGATTCGATAGCTTCTTCATTAATCGTTGCGTCGGTTGTCACAACATCCTCACTATAACTATAATCATAAACAACAGATGTGATTGCGCCTGAATTTACAGCCGGAATAGTCCGATACACAACATCCTTGTTGCGTTTACCGACAAAATATCCGATAGTGAGACCAACACCAAAAGAAGCGATGCCGACAAGAATACCAATAGTTGTCGGGCTTACCTGCACATCATCAATGTATTCTGTGGTTTCCATCATGTGTCCTTAAATCTTATCCCACATTACACCATCGACATTGAAGTCGAGAATGACACTGCGTTCGTCGCCATTGATAAACCTGGCATTACGACCAATGAACAAACCAAAATCAATGAAGTGATCGCCGTCTTCACTATCAAGAAGCCAACCAACCGCCGCACCAGGACGAGTACGTTCAAAACCGAGCATATCATACACTTCATTCAAGAAGATATGACCCCGTGCCTTGAGTAGATCGTTTGCGTAATTCTGCTGAGCCTGCAAGAACAGCTTGTTGAGAGCGGCGTTCTTCTTCCAATTAGGGTTATACTCATCGAAGATTCGAGCATATGGAGACCACTTAGATGGGTCGATTGCATCGATCGGCTGTCCATCCTTGTCCATAACACCATCGGGAGGATCAGGATATCGAATCTCCTCTTCCTTCTCCGCACCGAGCTCCTTCTTGACCCGCTCACGATACTCGTCAAAACTACGACTCATAGCGGCGTATGCAGCCGTCAGAGAAGCGTTACGACGGGTCAATGTCACATGAGCGCCAGTCAGTGCACCAATCGATGCACCACCAACGACGATTGCGGGAGCGTACAGTCGAGCAATCCGATAAGTCCCCCTGCTGTAAACGTAAAGCATATCACGGCGATACTGCTTCGCCGGATAGTTGTTCTGAATGTCAGGGTGCTCGGTCTTGAGCTCCTTGACGTTGTTGATCTGCGTCTGCATTTCATCCAGCTCAGCTTCAAGCTTGAGCGTAGCCTTACATGCAAGAACGGTGCTCGTAACCACACCTGCGATACCAGCCACAAACAGCACCCGAGGAGAGTGCTTGCGTGCGACAAGAATCTGTCGGCTGAGATTCCGAGCAAGCTGCTCTGGAATATACTTCATTTTGGTAGTTGTCCTTTCGCCTTTAAGCGTAGATAAATTGCCATCACTTGATTGTCCGACATCGCGTCGACTTTTTCAGCCCACTGACGGGGGAATTGTCCGATCTTCTTGATTGCTTCCCGTTCCTTTGGTAGGCCCATGATCCTCCTTAGATCTTTTCGGCAGGTGGCAAATCTAGCAAATATCCCTGACGGGTTTGGCGGACCTGAGCATAACCCAAAGAAGTCCAGCCGTAGTTGTTATCAGTATGTGCAGTAGGAAGTGCTGTGAGCTCATGAAGGTCTGCAACCGAGACAACATCATACTCGTCGATGATATCGTGCATCCGCTCGAGAACGAGCTCGGCCTCCTCACGAGAAATGAAGACGATTTGACCGATATCTCTGCTGTTTCGACCGACATTATATGCTGGTGCTTGATCGGGAAGAGATCCACGAGCTCTTGGATCCTGTGTGGATACTTGACTGTAGGAGAATCTGGTTCTAGCGACGTCGGGCATTACTCCACGACGCGGTCGAGTGTTTCGACTCTCTCCGTAAATAACACGTTCAACACTGGCGATTGTGGCGTCGACAATCATGTTACGAGCCGCCGGCACCATGACTTCGGTCAATGTGTATCGAATTGCGGTTTTGAACTCGCCATTGAAGAAAATGCTCTTAAATCTGTACCCAAGAGAAGGCTTTCTCTGAATCACTTCTCCCGTTACAATGGGCGTTTGAGATTGCTTCGTCTTCTTCTCTTTTGGGATCTGCCCATTGGTCACCTTGTGACTGTTACTGGGATAGGTCATGATTCTCCTTAGTTACTGTGCGGGGCTCGGAGGCGGAGGAGGAAGCTGTCGACTTGCCTGAAGTTTGCGCCCCTCTTCGAGCATATCTGCCGGCATGACGCCATTGATGAAAGCAGATGCTGCATCGGCATCAGTAGCAAGCTGCATGAACATCTCTTCGTACGCTGGGGAAGAAATAAACGCCTGAGTGATCTCAGGAGTCTTGTAGAAGTTCAGGCCGTCGTCAGAGCGCTTACCGTAAGAAAGCTGAATAAGCTTTTCGAAAATCTCGATGAGCCCCTTACGGTCCTCGGTCTTAACGATATCCTGCAGATATTCAGCAAAGCTTTTCTCTCCAGCAACCTCGAGGCGAACAAGATCCACCTTGCTGAGATGGAAATGATGATCTTCGGTGTGTCGAACACCGTTGTAATCGGTGAACGTAATTGTTCTCTTAAGCATTTTTATCCTTTGTGTATAGAAAATGGCAAAAACCAAAGTCCTTGTGGGGACCTTGGTCTTTCATTCACTGATCGGTGTTCTTGTCAGCGATCTTGTTCCGGTGGTTGCGGACCGCACCGACGCTCTTCTCGATGAGCAGGGTCACCAGCTGAGTGACCACGACCGTCGCAACGGCGGTGGCAGCTCCCTTGGCGAAACCTTCCTTCATCGACTCGAGGTACGGGTTGGTCTCGACCGTGGTGTTCGTATCGTTTTCCATGATTATTCCTTTCGAGTGGATCTCATTATATGACTTGTATTTTTTGCGAATTACCGCATTGGTTTGAGGTAATTGTAGTCAAAAGCAATACACGGTTGACCATTATCGGCCAACACAGTCGTAAACTTAAGCTCCATGAGTTTATCGGTATCCCAGCCAACGTCATCTGAATTTGACGTATAAGGAAGCCCAACGATTGAGTAGAAATCACTCAACGTTGCATACATCTCACGATGAATACGAGCATTCAGCTGATTCTCAGCCTTACGGAGTGTCTCGATATCGCTCTTGAAATATCGCCCCGTGTGCAATTCATGACAAAGCACATCGCCACCAGAAGCCAAAATGATTTCTTTGGTATTCGGAGGATTGTTTGTGACCTTGTCTTGTGCGATGGCATCTCGAACACCTTGCTCTTTGCGTACGCCGATTGTCTCCACGACCTTTTCTCGGTATTCGTGCAAGGCCTTTTCAGAAATCGACAGGAGAGAATATGCAGCCGCAGCTCTCTTACTCCCGATTCTGTTCGATGCAATAACACAACCAACGGTGATTGTGGCAGAAATTGCAGCTGGAATATACTTTTTCCAATGCTTCTTGAAGTAGTCCTTTGTGGGCATATCATCATAGAAACCATACCCGATTTCGTATGAAGCCTTTCCTGCCAAATATGCCGTTGATAAGGTTCCGCTAACCCCAATGGCAGTCAGAATTGCCGGTGAGTTATCTCGAAGCGACTTCTCGGTTTTATGTAGAACGGTTTTGATTGTCATATCAGTCGTCCGACTTGGTCAACTGTTCGTAGACCTCTCGAGCGATGACGAGCACGATAACGCCGGCGACGGCAGTTAACGTCACTCCAACGGCGAGACCGCCGACATAGGAAATTGCATCAAGAATTTGCTTCATCTGTTTCTCTTTTCTCTGATGTAAATCCAAATGAGCCAGAACGGCCCAAGGATCGAACACATGAATACGTCAAATAAGAAGTTGAGCACTCCATATCGACGTGTTTTGCAGTTGATGGTAATATGCACGATTATCCTTTCGCAAAAATAATAGGAGAAGTACTAGGGTTCATATGCCAACGAAACACATGATTTAGTGGTTTTACTCCCACACCAGATAGGTAGGTGTTTCACCTACGCATTCGTGTCTTATCTTACTTCTCATTATAGGAGCTGTAATTACCGCGAGTCGAAAAACCATACCCGTTGTTAGGCGGATATGGTCTTTTTGATCACTTGGCCGTTGCGGCGTCGATCAGGGCCTTCTGCAGGTCCTTGTCCTTCAAGATGTAGTCCATCTGTTCGAACGTGAATGCCTGGCGCAAGGTGATTTCGCGCGCGAGACCGGCTGAGACGACTGCGGTTGCAGCCATCAGAGCGGTCATCTGCACGATGTCGTTCTTGGCGAAGCTCACGATCCGACCAGCGAACGTCTTCTTGGGCTCGGTGTGCGATTCCATGATTATTCCTTTCGGTGAGTGATTCTCATTATAGGAGTTGTAAATTTTGCGAAAAACGAAAGCCGTTGTTAGCGACTTCCGTCTTTTGATTACAGATCTTCCTTGATGATCTCCAATGCCTTGTCCAGCATTGCATCTTCCACACCCATGCGGTCGATCGCTTCCGCCACGATGCCTGCGTAGTAGTCCGTTTCCGCCAGCTTCGTCTTGTAGTAGACAGCGGCTGCGGTTGATACCACGAGGCAGGTCAGCGTGACCTTGCGCTCGTTGCGCTTGATGTAGTTCTTTGCCTTGGTGAACATGTTTGTGTCCTTTCGGTTAATCTCTCACTATAGCCGCGGTAATTCCTGCGAAAAACCCGTGCCACTTTTTAGGCAATATGAACGGTGGTTTACTTGGTCCATACTCCGAAGCGGATCATGCGCCAAGTCTTCGTGCCAACGAGACGACTTTCCATCTCTTTGCTGGTGATGATATACGGAGCGATCTCTTCGTTCTCGTAGATGAAATATGTTTCGTCGTTCTCTACTTCGGGGGTCACGCCGTTGTTCATCGCAGCAATCAGCGGGGCTGTCACTTTGGTGATAAGGATTGCAAACATGAGTTTACTCCTTCTTGTTGATTACTTCTTTAACGAATCCGCGATGACACTGAGGTTGGCGGCCGCGTGACTCCGGAGATCGTCTTTTGTGATCGTTTCTTCCATGGCGAGATCGATCAAATTGTCCAGCATGTTGGTGAGTGATGGAATTGCTTTCTTCCATCGACTCGCTATGAATTTGCTTTGCACAAGCTGGCCGGCATAGAATCCGACACCAAAGACACCAATGGTGTAACTCGCGACTTTGATTGCATTTTTCATGATTACTCCTTGTGTATATCCAATATATGTGGGTGTAAAACATGCATTATCCACCACAATGCCACCATTTCGCTCAGAATGCGATCTCAGCGTACTTACCCCTATTTTGACATAATCCTCAACCTTTTACATTATCGTCGCTTAGAATCGATTGTGGAGGACGTTTTTCCGAATTTTCTTCCGCGGGAATTTTTTGGGGAGAAAAACCAAACGCCTTGTGTTGACGTCTGGTCTTGTCGGTGTTACTTGTTGACTCGGTAGTTGACTTGCTGAGCGTAAGCTCGGCGGCCCTGAGCAGCGCTCGCAGCATCGATCAACTTCGCAGCTGCGGTGACAGCAAACGAAGCGATGATGATGAACGTGATCGGGTCCTCTTCGAACTTCTTCTTCAGCTTTTCGATTCCCTTGTTCATTTTGGTTCCTCCTATTATATGCTTTGTAGAATATGCGAGCGAAAAAAATGTAGGAGTAGTAACGCTGGTAATAGTCTTTGTTGTTGCAACCAGTAGACGGTTCTTTTCAGAACGGCAACATTTGTTACTTCTCATTATAGTACTTGTAGATCTTGCGAAAAAAATAAGCGATGTATTCGTAAAAACTTGCTCCGGTCCATAAAGGCTTTCGGCCTAGGCGCCTCCCATTACTGGGTTCAGCGGAGACTAGGGGTCCACATTCTTGTCTGTTTCTTGGCTTATTTCTCATTATAGGAGTTGTAAATTTTGCGAAAAACTATACTCGTTGTTGGCGAATATAGTCTTTTGATTTCATTATAGGCGGTACTTGCGGTGCATCTTGTCTTCCGTGTCCAAAACCTTCTTGGCGAATCCGAAGAAAGAGATGACGCACACGACCACGAGGCCGAGCGCAATCAACTCTCCCGTCTGACTCATCTCAACGGTGGGTTCGGGGGTTGGGGTAACAAGGTAGACGTTCATGTTTCTCCTTATGTAGATCTCATTATAGCAGTTGTAAAGATTGCGAAAAACTATACCCGTTGTTGGCGGATATAGTCGTTTGGTTGGTTCTCGGTTAGCGGATCTCGTCCATGAGTGCGCTCTGAAATTGGCTTGCCAGCGCAACCTGCCCTGCCAGAATCGGGTTCTGAATCAAGACTTCCTCTCGGGAAAGTCCGGTGTCAGACTGAATCTGCAGGATGGTGTTTGCTAGACCAGCAAAGATCGAAGCGATCTTGTCACGGGTTTTGTTCTGCATCATTATGATGATACCTCCTATTATAGCCCAAGTAATTACTGCGAAAAAATATAAGAAAGGTTCGACAATTCTTTCTATGTGTATAGGGGAGTCTATTTACATTGGAACTCCAGTATCCAATAACCTTCTCATTATATACGTTGTAATTCTTGCGAGAGAAAAACCATACCCCTTGTGAGGATATGGCTTTGTGGTATCAGAACCTGTTGGCTCGTGCCACCAAGACCTGGCGAAGAGTGTCCACCACGACGTAGCCGATCGCGAGCATCCCGACCTTCCGCATCACACCATCGATCTCTCGGCTGACAACTTCAGCCTTCTTCTCGAAGTACGAGTCGGAAGCGACGGGCTCCTGCGGCTCCTGCTTCTTCGTGTTGACCATCTTGACCTGGATTGCTCGGTTGAACATTATGCTTCCTTTCGGTTGATGATTCTCATTATAACCTTTGTAAATTCAGCGACTTTGTGGGGAAATATCCCCGCCGGGAATTTTTGAAAAAACAAAACCCATGTATCGCAAGCGAAAACGTATAGGATCTGTACAGCTTGTATTACACTGTACAGATCCCATACGTTTTCAACTTGCGTCAAATATGACGTAGGTCACTTCGGCTTGATGATGAAGTCCTTGGCCTTCGATGTCATGACGTGCTTCTGCTCGTATGCGACGATGATCAGGATCCCCAGGAGGTTACCCAACACGACGGCCATCTGGTCAGGACTCACTCTGTTGTGGCGCTTGGGCGCCTGCAGCTCGGTGAGCCTTTCCAAATATCCCAGCATGTTCGGGTACTCAGGAGAATCCGGACCATGCGTCGTCATCTCTTCGTAGATGGCGTCAATGGCAGCGGAAAGCTTGGGGTCTTCCTTCTTGCGAAAATTCCCAAACATCACTATCCTTTCGTTAAGTTCTCATTATAGGCTATGTAACGTTTGCGAATATGATTTACGATCTAACCTTGAAGGTGATCGTATCTCGTTTATCAAGGTTATCAACATCGCCACCATGGAGCTCGAGGGCGTAAACCTTACCCCCAGATTCGCTCTTGGACACGACAAGGTCGCCATCATACGGATAATTTGCCTTGTACGAGCGAGTGCTAATACCAAGCAACGTACCAAGAAGCGTCGTAATAATAGCGATACTACCAACAACTCCAGCAACATTTGGGAAATCCCAAAGTTCAGCAAGACCAAAATATGCCGAGCTAAATGCCGGCAAAATAACCGTAACAAAAGCCTTGAGCCTGTTGTACGTACGATTACTCAGTTGAAATCCCTGCACATCAACCGTGCCATTCTGTTCCATTTGATTTGTCCTCTCTTCGTAAAAAGATACGATTACTATCACTTGTATGGTGTCCGTGAATCGGCAACTTTGCGATTTCAGCCATGATACGATCTGCCGTACCATTCCCACCAAGTTCTTTGTATGGCTCGTAAAGATATCTACGAAAGTCCTCGTATTCGTCTTTATAAATAATCTTCTGCTCGATGAACTTCATACCCATGTAGGTAATTCGATCGTAAGCCAAACCCATTAACAACTTTGTCGTGGCGGATTTTAGACTTCTGCGACTCATCACATAGGCCCAAAAGCCGGAGGATGCGCCGAATGTGGTCACTACTGACACAACGATAGTAATAAATGTATTTTGGTCCACGAAGGTTTTCTCCATTCTTTTGTGGCATCAGCTCGAGAAAGTTGGATAGCTCTTGAACCCGTTTTCGTCTTCGATTTCTACATATTCACTAACTCTAACGACTGATGATGTTCCATACTTACCAAGTAAGGTCACAAAATCACCAACATTGAAATCGTACCGATAACGATATGGAGATAACACTCCACCAAATTCTGCATTTGTGATTTCTGTTGTTTTTTGACTTTGTAAAATCATCGCTGCATAATCTTGCATCTGCCCATAAAGATTTAATTTTGTGGGTGCATCCGGCTCATCTTCGTAAGCGCCATCGATTACACTACCATCAATATACATCACTCGTCGATCGAAGTTTGTTGGTTGGAAAGGAAGTTTGTAATATGCTTCTACCCAACGACCAACAACAAGTGCAGCATTCTTGAACGATTTGATCGACTTCAAATATTGAAGGTTGACAATCTCTCCACGTTGACGAGAGAAACTTACTAAAGTGGTTCTATCTACCCCATCGTAAACACGAATAACTGTTACTTTGTTCGTACGATCGGCATCTGTTGGCGAAAAAGGTCCTGGCCTGATCGCTGAGATACCAAGATCATCAATGCCCAAAATATCGATGAGTCTACTGTGAACATTACCTCGTGGAACTTCTCGAGCAATGGAATCTCCAACAAGAACGTTGACCACCATTGGTTCGGCTCGAACGTTGAAAATCGCATCGTCGGGATCAAGCACGTATCCAGACGTAATATGATTATTGATCAGCGATACCGCTTGATTCCATGTTTTGTTTGCAGCTAGAGAATATGGTACCGAAGGGTCTCCTGGGAAAACCTGCTGCGTACCCACTTGACGTTCCTCTAACACAACCTCAAAACTTCGGCCACTGACTTTGACCGTCGCTTCACTTTCGTTTGAGTCGTCGATTTCGTGTGTTTCAACAACCATCACTTCGGATGTCTGCATATGAGAGATTAACGTTCCGACAGGAAGCTTACTTAAAAGGTCACTGCTTTCTTTTGCCGTGAATGTGAACTCGCCAGGATCTCTGTATCGTTCAACCCACGTTTTCGACACAATGCCATTTACAACTTCACCGTTTTCTAATCGAGTGGGAACACCGCTGTTGAATTTCAAAATATCAAGCATTACACCCCCCAATAGGTGGCATAGTATTTGACAGTATCAATCCGACAGCGATTAAATTCAGCACCACCAATAAATGTGCTTGCTACTAACTCATTTGTTCCCGGGTATAACGTTGGCCATACCGAACCGTTGTAGATTAGATCGGCGATATGTGTTACCACTCCACCTCGAGTGATTGTAACGTACTTATCGTTGACCATACTGGAAATTGTAAGAATATCGTCCGTCATAAACGAGTTTGTCAATACGAAATACAATTTTCCAGTTTCTTCAGGAGGAACACTCGAGTCGCTTACACCATGAGTAAATCGAATTTCAGGACACGTGTTCAAAAGAGTGCACGAAATAATACAACCGTGTGGCGCATTCGAGTTCGAGTCAACAATCATTGCGTATGAATCGTTCACCGTGACAGTTGTAAGCATTGGCGCTAATAACTCAGTTGTCGCCTTGATCTCAATTGACGCTGAAATCGTCTTCGAGAATCTTGGTGAATCGAATTTGGTAATGAAACCGTAAATATGAGCAAAGACAGAGCCTCCGTTATTGAACCGAAGCTCAACTAAAGACGTCTGCGATGAGGCAATCGCCTTGTATAGCTTGGATCGCAACTCATCAATTGATTCTCCAATTTCATAATTAGGATTGAGAATCATCTGAAGGGAGATCGTGCGAGAGGGAACTGTAAGATCATAAAACTGTTCCCCACTCGCCGACTCCATTACGTATCTTTGCACAATTGTTTCAGCGCCAAGACCACTTTCATCAACTAAAAGAAAGGGTGAAGTTCCATCGGGCTCACAGTCAAACCTAGCGACGAATACGTTATTACTATACAGGTCTAAACTTGTAAGATTCATCCCGGAACTCCTAACTTAATTTTAGCTGTAGCCAACTGACTACGTGTCTGACGGTAAATATCACTTGTGGTCAATGCTTCAGGTGAATTGTTGGTCTGGTTGAATACGATGTTGGTTGTACCAGGCTGCTGATCGGTTTGTGAATCACTTCCATTTTGACTGTTTTGCACGAACGAGATAGCTTGTGCCTGATCCAAAGACAGTCCAGCAGTAACCTGCTGATTACCCATGAACGTACTGATCGCCTTAGCGTCTTTTTGCACGCCAGTGAGATCAAGAACTGGAGTAATCGTCGGGCTGAACTCGGAGATGTTGCCAACCAAGTTTGGAAGCTTCATCAGTGTTTCCTGAATACCACCGATCAAATCACTTGTCATCTTATCAGCCGTCTGGAACGGTTTGGCGTTGTCTCGAATACCGATAGCCAACCCCTCCATGACATTATCACCGATTCGGATCATGACTCGAGATGGAGACTTGACCTCAAGCTCTTTGGTCATTCCATCAGCAATGCCACCAGCAACCTTTTTACCGAATCCAAGCGCATCTTTGACCTTACCCGGGAGGCCAAACAACACACCATCCATGATTGAACCAGCAATGTTGAGACCTGCATTACGGAAAGCGGCAGCATTCTTATCGATAGCGTCGGCCAAACCATTGAGGAAGTCAACAACGATCTCTGCTGCACCATTTGCCAACTCGAGTGTGTTATCAGCAACACCATCGAGGAACGAGAGCACAGTATCTACACCAGCCTGGACGACATCCTCAGCGGCAGCACCAATACCTGTGATGATATCCGTGATGACTTGCGTACCAGCCGCAATGATGTCAATCGCAGAACCACCCAGACTCGTGATGAAGGTCGTAACCAAGCCTGTAGCAGCTGTGATAATATCGTCAAGACTGTCTGTGATGCCTTGGATGATGGAGACGATGATGTCAACACCAGCTTGCACGACGTCGGAAATATTATCCGCAATGCCCTGCAAGAAGGAAGTGAGCAGGCTCAAACCAGCCGCAACAATATCAGGCATTTTCTCAGTTAATGCATTGAGGAAAGTGATAATGATATCTGTAACAGTGGTTACAATTTGACCAATGTTGTCCAGAATGCCTTGCAGTAGGTTGAGAAGCAAAGTAAGACCGGCAGCGATGATATCCGGACCCTTTTCGATCAACACCGTAAGAATAATGTCAACTAAAGTATTAATGGCGGTAATCAATTGTGGTGCTAGAGAAACAAATCCCTCTAATAACTGAGCAACGATTCCAAGAAGCTGTTCAATGATAACTGGAGCCTGTCCACCAAGCGTTGTGATCATGGTGGTGATTGTTAATACGAGAGCGTTACCAATCTCGGGTAATCTTTGAATTAATGCATCTAAGAGTAACAGAAGTACACTAATACCAGCTTCCCCAGCAGCAGCTAACGCGACAAATGCTCCAGCAGCTAAAGACGCTCCCAGACCAAATAAAGCCAGTCCAGCGCCGACTAAGAATAATGCAGCGCCAAGAACTAACAATGGACCAAGAATTGGTGTCATTAAAGCCGCACCAATACCAAGAACAGCAAGAATACCAGCAAGACCCAAAAGGCCCTTACCGATATCCTTGAGCTTCATCTTACCGAATTGTTGTAGAACCATTGCTAACAAACCAAGGGATACTGCAGCAACACCAAGTGCAACGGCACCAAGAATAGAACCAGACATAAGATGTAGAGCCAATGCCAAAATACCCAGAGAAGATGCGAGAACGGCCATACTTTTACCGAACTCTCCCCAAGACATTGTCGCCATGAGAAGTAATGCACCAGCCAAAATATTCAAGGCAAACGCAACGCCGATAAGAGCAGGGCCAAGTAACACCATACTTAATGGCATCAAATTCATTGCCCCAGCAATAATCAACAATCCAGCGGCCACAGCAGCAAGACCCTTACCCATCTCTTCCCAAGACATGGTAGCAAAGATCTTCATTGCACCAGCAAGTAAGTTCATGGCAAAGGCGATGGCAAGAATACCAAGACCTGTGGTAAGCATCTTGGACTTACTAGGCATCAAATTCATCGCTAACACAATAGCGCCCAAACTACCCGCAACGCCAGTAAGACCCTTACCCATCTCTTCCCAAGACATGGTAGCAAAGATCTTCATGGCGATAGCTAGAATATTCATGGCAACGGCGATAGCAATAATAGCTAACCCAGAAGAAATCATCTTTCCATCGCTGGGCATCAAATTAACAGCCGCAACAAGAGCTGCAAGCAACCCAACCGTTGCGCTTAAGCCTTTCGCAAGTTCTTCCCATGACATCGTTGCAAGAATTTTAACTGCAATGGAGAGAACTAAAAGAGCTCCTGAAATGAGAAGCAAACCGGCGGCTACTGCTCCGAATTTGACACCACCGGCCTTGCCGGATGCTAATTGATTAATAACCGCGAATGCGCCAATAAGTTGCGTAAATCCAACCGCAAGGGCAGACATTGCCTTGATTAGAGCTTCGGTGTCGATCATCGAAAGAATAACAACAGATGCTGTCAAGATACCAATAGCAATAGCAATCTTCATAAGAGCATCTGCTCGTAATTTAGTTTGCATTGCTTTTAAGGTTCCTGAAAGACTATTAAGACTGTTCGTGACCGCGGGCATGGTGTTTGTGATACCTTTGAACATATCACTCAGACCAGTAAGAGCCCCACCTGTAAGATCGATATCCAATCCATCAGTAGCAATCTTATTGAATCCACCAGCAAACATACCTGCAATGATCGTTTGAATCAATTCCAATGTTTTATCGAAATTATCCGACTCGAAGAACTTCAATAAAGCAGGTCCAAACCCCTCGAAGGCCCCACCAATGTTTGAAATTGCTTCAACGACTCTATCTTTGGCAGACATAGTCTTATCCCAAAGATTGCCGAGAACATCGCCAGCGCTTGAAACAACATCTTTAAGTTTGCTGAGAATATCACCGAACCAACTAAATCGATCGCCTAACCGATTGAATCCCCCATCCATAGAATTAGTGAAATTGGGATCGAATTTTTCAAAGATGCTTGAGAAGAAGTTTTGTACGCCATCAAAGACCCCAAGATCTAAACCACTAATAGTTTCGATAATGGAATCTTTAATTCGAACAAACGCTTCAACCAATCCGTCGATCGTTCCAAAATTGATACCCTTGAAGAACGACTTAAATTTAGCCTTAAGTTTATCGATAAAGGCAGCCGGGTTCTTAATCGCTTCGATCAAATCGTCGAAGAATTTAGTGATACCACCACCATCAACAAGCTTCTCTTTAAGACCACTAAAGAAATCGCCTAAACTGACGCCAAGATCCAGAATACCTTTTCCACCATCGGTGAAATAGTTGAAGAGTTCCTTAAATGCTCTTGCACCGTTAGAAATAACTTCCCAACCAATACGAAGAACAGAGAAAAACCCTTTGAAAATAGCGTGGATCTTATATGCTGTGTAGCCCGTGATTTCAAGTTTCTTTGTGAAAGCGAAAAATTTGGAGGTTAACTTCAATAAAGTTTCGGCGGTAACTGGTGGAAAAATATCCCTAAAGGCATTCTGAATTGGTCTGAGAATCGACGAAAGCCCTTCGAATGCTGTCTGTAAAGATTTGATTAAGAGCGTTCGACCGCCCATATCTTTCCAGCTTTCCAGCATGTTATTACGTGAATCTGCTGAATTGGTGACGATATCACCGACCGCTTCACTAATTCCCGTGAATAAAGTTCTTGCTTCCTCGAAGTCACCAAAGATGATTTGGAATGACTTCGACCAACCTGAGCCAATGGCTTCCTTGACCGTGCCAATGAGCTGAGTAAGTGTCTTGACTTTTGTTGCTGCATCCTGACCCATCTGGCCCATCTTCATGATCTCGGCAGCCTGCTCCTTGGTATAACCAAGCGCAAGAATTTGAGCCTCACTAAGATCGCCAGTGAAACCAGATAAGGTGTTAGTCAGAACTTCGGCGGTCAACCAACCTGACTCAAGCGAGCCACGGAAGCTGTTTCCAGCAGACGTCCACTCTTCGAACGTCGTGTCCATCGTAATATCTTTGATGGTACCTAATGCCTTACCAGATTCGAACAACGCTTTCTGGAAAACCTCACCACCCATACCAGCGTTGACAACCGAGTTCCAGTCCATAAGACGGACCGTACCGGTAGAAATAGCTTGTGAAAGCTGATACATTGCTGTAGCAGCTTGCTGAGAGTTCGAACCAGAGATAGCGGCAAGGTTGGCGATACCTTTGATTGCATTTGTTGATGTATCAAGATCAACGCCAGCGGCCGTGAATGTACCAATGTTTCGAGCCATCTCAGAGAAGTTATAGATGGTCTGATCTGAATATGTGTTCAATTCATCAAGAGCAGCAGTAACATCTTTTAGATTCGTGCCATCAGAGGTTGTGTTCGCCAGAATTGTCTGAATCGAGTTCATGTTGGTTTCGTACTCACTGAAACCACTAAGAACCTGATCAATACTTAACGATTTTGCTAATCTAATACCAGTATCAACAGCTTTGTTTGTGATGTTTGATAACGCCGTAATTGCGATCGTCGACAGAGCAATAAATTTAGTACTAATACCATCAACAGCAGATGCCATTGAGCCAAAATTGATCTTTTTAACACTAGAGTCGAGATCTGCGAAACTTTTGTTGGCGTCATTGAACGCTAAACTAGCCTTAAGTTTATCAAGACTAGCCATTGTTTCTGCGACTTTACGCTCAAATGAATTGTTGTCAAATTCAATCGATACGACTTTGTTATCAACACTAGGCATTGGTCATCTTCCTCCAAATCTCTTCTGCCATCTTATTGAATAGTGGTTGTGTAGCTGGATTGATGTAATCGATACCTTGTACATAACCACCGGTACCAGTTCCATGTCCGAACTGGATTAAAATGGCAATAACTTCCCCATCGTTTACGTTTGAGTTATACCACTCAATACCGTAGCGACCTCTAGCGTTGATTAATCTGTAACTCCAGGAAGAAGCCGTTTTACCTGTATCGGAGGGTGTTGCTCGTGCTAACAAAGCGACGCCTTGTCTACCATAGTCATGCAACTCTGAGAAATAGCTTTGTGGAGATCTGTGTAGGAATTTCTCCAGATTTTTGAATGAGCCTGAGCTTTTCAAATGCATACCCATGACGAGCAACACCCTCCTTTCTTCAACGATTTACTTCCATTTTGACGATTTTACGTGATGTCTGTAACTAAAATTAATGATGGAAATGTTGCACCAGCGTTAATTTGTACGGTGCCACTGCCGACGACAAGTGCTAAACGAAGTTTAAATGTTGTCGACGTCGAACTACTTGCCGTAAAGACGTACGTCATGTTACACGCATTTGCCCAAATGTTGCTGTGGCAAAGCACGTTATTCTGCGCTAAAACCGTGTTCGATGCGTTGGTTAACTTACAACTAGCAATATTTCCAGCTGTGCTACCAAGGATCATCGCAAACACATCAATGCGATACTTCCGGCCAGAGATCACATTGAAACTTCCGGTGGTCAAACCAGAATCTGTTTCCGTACCACCAACAGTAGTACCGTTAGCAGTAAGCTGACCATCTTTCATGTATCCCATGTTACCAACATTAGTACTAAGGCTGGTAACTGTGGTGACATCTGCCTTACTGGCAAGACCCGATGCTAATGCCGAAGAGGTGGCAAGTGTTGCGACAAGGGCGTCAATAGCTGTCTTTGTGTAACTTTGAATTGTAGTCATAAATCTCCTCAGGGATCACTGACGCTAAAAACGGTTTCGGTGACATAAACCGCATTCGGGTTGTTGATTGTGAATTCGGTAGAGGTTGCTGTCAACCCAAGTAAAGAAGTTCCTGTAATATCAAACGTGCCGTTACCGTTATCAACAACATCCAACGTATAAGCCAGACAAATCTGAGCCATAACTTCTTCGATTGTTGGAAGGTCTGGATCACTACCAACAGTTCCATACAATTTGTCTTCCAGCCAGGAAACAACTGTGCTATCAAGAGTTCTGGTGTCAGCCACAATCGTGTTTGTCGGCGCATAACCCGGAATTTTCTTAGCGGTTCCGATCAAATCCCACTCGAATTCAACCAGATCCGTAGACGCTTTAGTCGTTGTATATGGTTTGTCGGATGGAATGGCAATCAGATCATAAAGAATATGAATCTTGTAACCGATTGGGTCGTTTGTTGTCCCATCTCCGACTCGAGTACGATAACTCAAAGAGAATTTCTTATTACGTTGTTGAGCAATAGAGAACCCCTCGACATACTCAGAATATCCCTCAAGATCCAAGAACTCGTCTGGATATGTGAAGGCTTTGAGTTTGGATTTGGGTTCGTCTAAGTTAACAACATCTTTGAATTTCTTACCATCGAAATATAACGGAGTAGTGGATCTCGACGAAGATTCAGTAACGGCAGTCAGACCATTCCAAGCAATAGCTGTCCCATCCTGTAAATATAACACACCACGGTCTAGGCCGGTTTCATACGTCTTTTCAGTAGGAGCGTCCCATGTTAGTTTGGTCATGTTGACTCCTTACGGTGTAATCTTCGAAATGATTTTAATAGTTGGTTCGTGCCCGGGCGAAAAGAATCGATCGCCGCTGCCATTGGTTGCCTTCAAAACAACGTCATACAAGCCGACGGCAATGTCCAACTCATCATTAACCCACCCAATGACAATGTTTGGTTTACTATCACTTCCGACAATTCCTGTCGTTTTTGTTAACGCAACAGTTTTATCTTTTTGAGAAACCAGTTTAACTGTGAAACTGTACCCGTTCGAGAAATCAATCAAATTACCATCTCGATCATACCAGGCCACACCAAAATCTGGAAGTTCGGCATCTTGTCTGTAAATATAGATTCTATCTGAATTCATTTAATCCTCCAACCGAAGTTCCATACTCATATCTTGGCTCAACGTAACTACTTAGTTCTACTTCTTGATGTTGACTGACTTTTGGTTCCTTGTAGAATATGATGTATTCGATAGTAAATTCTTTAGAACTGAACAAACCACTAATTGGTTGTACAGAAATATAACCTTGACTACCAATCCAAGTAACACTTCCTGGAATCCAGCTTCCAGATACTGGTTGTACAAGAATTAATACACTAGACCCACCCCAGATTACTTCGTTTGGTGTCCAATTTCCAGAAACAGCTGTAACAGTTACATTACCATTCGAACCAACCCAAACTTGCGGAGATTCACTTAATGTAAACACTCCAGAAACAGGAGTAACGGTTACATTACCATTAGAACCAGTCCAAGTAACTGATCCCGGTGTAAACAATCCAGAAACAGGAGTAACGGTTACATTACCATTTGAACCGACCCAAGTAACTGAGCCTGGTAAAAATACGCCAGAAGTAGGTGTGACAGTTATGTTACCGTTTGAGCCGACCCAAGTAACTGAGCCTGGTACAAATAACCCAGAAGTAGGTGTGACCACAATACTACTTGTTGATCCAAACCAAGTTTGAGGACCACCCTCAGCAACAAAGAATCCAGAAGTAGGTGTGACAGTTACGTTACCGTTTGAACCAGTCCAAGCAACTGAGCCGGGTGTAAACAATCCAGAAACAGGTGTAACAGTTACATTACCATTTGAGCCAGGCCAAACAACCGATCCGGGTGTAAACAATCCAGAAACAGGAGTAACAGTTACATTACCATTTGAACCAGTCCAAACAACCGATCCTGGTGTAAACAATCCAGAAACAGGTGTAACAGTTACACTACCATTTGAACCAGTCCAAGTTTGTGGAGCGGCACCTAAAGTAAATAATCCAGAAGTAGGTGTAACAGTTACATTACCATTTGAACCAGTCCAAGTAACTGAGCCAGGTGTAAACAATCCAGAAGTAGGCGTAACAGTTACGTTAGCATTTGAGCCAGTCCAAGTAACCGATCCGGGTGTAAACAATCCAGAAACAGGTGTAACAGTTACATTACCATTTGAGCCAGTCCAAACAACCGATCCGGGTGTAAACACACCAGAAACAGGTGTAACAGTTACATTACCATTTGAACCGACCCAAGTAACTGAGCCTGGTACAAATAACCCAGAAGTAGGTGTGACAGTTACATTACTATCCGAACCGGTCCAAGTAACTGATCCTGGTGTAAACAATCCAGAAGTAGGTGTAACAGTTACATTACTATCCGAACCGGTCCAAGTAACTGATCCTGGTGTAAACAATCCAGAAGTAGGTGTAACAGTTACATTACTATCAGAACCAGTCCAAGTAACTGATCCCGGTGTAAATAATCCAGAAGTAGGTGTAACAGTTACATTACTATCCGAACCAGTCCAAGTTTGTGGCGAGCCACCTGTCGCTGGAGCAAGTGCTACTGTATGCCCAGCACGAAGAGTCCAAGAATCAGTTTCATCAAAGGTCGTTGTTCCAGATGCTCCGGCCGTTGCTTTTTGTTTTGTCCAAACAAAAGCATTATCTGGAGAGCTACCAAAAGATTCAAGTGCTGTCCAGCCAGACGGACTAGGGCTATCGTCTTCGCCAGCGAAACTAATCAATGAACCAAATAATAAACAATTATCTTCTGTGGTTGTGACTGTGGTAATATCTCGATCGAGAGTCCAAGCTCCGCCGGCAAAAGTAGAATATGAATCTACACCAGAACATCCAGATACACCAATTGTTACCGCAAATAAAGAAGACCCAGTAGCTGAACCAGACCAAGTTAAACTAAAAGTTGATCCTTCCGACCCGTCTAAAATCTTATAGAAGGTATTGATTGCAACCCAGTTAGACCCATCACCTGCAGCTTGCACGGTAGCTGTTAATTGTGAGAAACCAGATGGCGGATTAGTTGATGGAATTCCTCCACCCTCCCACTCTTGATTCATCGCAAAGATTAAAACCATATCACCAGCAACAGCACCGGTTGGTTTATTAACAGCTAAGGTTGTTCCACCACTAGCATAGTCTTCATTACTGTAATAAACTTCCGGACCTTCCCAAGGAACTTCTGGTTCCGGTTTAAACGCCAAAGTTAACGCAACCCAAGCATCGGGTCCATTCGACACTTGATTCCAGGTCGGGCAAGTAACGGCTCCTGCGGGATAAATTTCTTTATAAGCTAACCCAACAGAATGATCAGAACCGGTTGTGGTATCATAACCACCGCCGTGCATAATTGATGTAAAACCTTGCTCTGATCCGGACAGTAAGGCTATTGCATTATCATCAGCGGTTGTAACCACAGATAACACAAACGCGTCATCAGTAATTGTTGTTAAACCGGTTGGGGTAAATGATGTCGCAGCAGCAGAACTCGACGTTACAGCAGTAACGTCTTGTAGCGTTGTTAAATTTACACCACGAAATATAGCGCACTGAATGGAAATCCCACCACTTATGGTAGAATATGCGGAAGGAACCGTTGTTGCTGGAGCTGACTCGCCAGCGGTTAGTCTCTTAATCCAAACTGTTGTTTGAACATCATACGTACCAATTTCTCTAAATACCGTATCAACTAACGTATACCCAGAAGGATCAGATGGCGCAAAAGAACTACCAGTATTGTGTCTACCAGAACAAATGACAATAGCAACGTCGTCATCAATGGCCGTATACCCTGCGGGAAAACTAGCAGTAATCGTAGCGCCATTTGTCGTCGATGTTGCTTGTCCTCCCGTTCCAACATAGGTGATGGCCATTTAAACTCCTTAACTACCGGCGAGTGTAATACTTAAGGCTGGTCCGGTGACATTACCACCGTTTGTAACCAACGTTGCAGAAGGAACATCAACACCAATAAGTGTTCGAGCAGCATCAGATGCGCCCTCGATGTAATATGCTAATGCCGACCAAGTTTCACCGACCGCAACCGAAGTCCAAGAAGGAGCTGTTGCTGTAAGCGTAACGTTATCAGAACCATCATTCTCAGTTAATGTAACCCCAGCAAGATCAGCTCTCGAATACCCAGATGCAGCGGCCTCCGTCATAGCGCCAGTAACATCGGATAAGAAGTTGTAATCTTTAATTGCTGACGCCGCAGGGGCAGACCCCTTGAATACGGCGACACGAATGTCTGTCGAACCGCTAATAGCTGCGTTCAAAAGAGTATAAAGTCCTCTGTTTGCCATTGTAAAACTCATGTTGATAACCTTTCTTATCCACTAGTTCCTAGTTGTGCTCTACGTTGTTCGTTAAGCTCACGGTTGCGTCTAGCAATGTCACCCTTTAACATCTTCTTCGGCTTCGATTGCTTGACGTTACAGATCTGAATGAGGGAGAAAAGGCGATTAAGATGCCAATTCTCACACTCGAACGGAATGTTGAATTGAACCATCCAATAATAGATGAGTTCAGATGTAATGGTCTCCCGTGGACCACGACGATCGGATTCTTGATTGATTGTCGTTGCTGACTGCTTCGAGTTGATGTACGCGTTGACTTGCTCGAAATTCTCTTGTGAGAAGTTCTGAACGATGTTCGGAGAAACATCCGGAGTAATAATCATAAACCGGATGTAATCCATAATCTCATCTACCGTTTTCTCGGTATTAGCAAGAAACGGTTTCTCAAATTTTGACTCCCATTTTGACACTGAGAGTAAGGAATGCTCAAGCTCAAGAATTGTGTCGTTGACTGTGCCGAATTGACCCGTCGATTCGTCGTAGACTTCGTCGCCTTTGATAATGAGTTTGAGCATAGGGACTCCTTATGCGGAAAGATTAGCCATTGCTTTCCAAGTTCCTGGTGTACCTGCTGTGACACAAACCCAACCGGGAGAACTACCAGCCGACGGATTATCTTTCCAGATAACATCGCCAACTTCATACGTTCCAACGGAAGGTGGTGCTGTAGCATACTTAGCATTTACGCCATTCTGTTTGGTCTTATGTGTCCAATATCCAGAAGGACCATACTCTAACGCTTCAATTACAAAACCTGTAAGTTGAGTTGATGTTGCTGCTCCTGTAATTCCAACAAAACAATACGAAACATCAGAACCAACCGTGAACGTACAAACATTCCCGTCAGATCCAGTAATGTAAACGCCACCCGAAGAAGAACTCCAAGATAAACTTGAAGATGATGTGCCTTTAACATATGGGTGGTTTGGGCCAGCATTAGTTAATTGCGTGTTTGCCGAATCATACGGTTGTACAAAAATTCTTCCAGCTGTGTTTTTAGATTTAACATTCACATGAAACGTTTTAACAACCGATGTATCAATAAAAACACCAAATGCTCGATTGTTTGGTAAAACTACATGATCAGAACCAATAGTAATGGTTGATAAACCCAGCCATCGAAGAGCATTACTTGATGACATCGTAGTTAGACAAGAAAGCCCAACTGCCCCAACACCATCTGTATCGTAAGCAAATTTAACTGCATTATCCAATCGAAAAACCGTTGAATATCTAGGTCTGGTTGTTTGTGGGTTTAGACCATTCTTTAAAATCGAAGAAGGATAAGTGCCACTGTCGTAAATTTTTGTGGTATTGGTTGCAAATCCAAAGTCAAATTCATTATCTTGCGAAGCATTTCGAGTGATTACAGCATAATCCGTACGATTACCTTCGCTGCGAATGCGAATAAAAGAGTTCCTAAACCCATGAACAATATCAATAGGTAAACCGTCAGCATTCAATTCAATAGACGGTTTTACAAACACGTTGTTATTGTTACCTGTATATGAACCATCGGAAGAAGTAATTCGAATTCCAGTTCTATCTGTACCAACTAGCAGATTTGAGCTGTTCCGCATAGTTCCGTTTAAGAATAGATTTTCATTAATCCAACCGCTAGATTTGTTTGTCAATTCGATCCCACAACGACAATCATACATGCTACCTAAATTAATATGATTGTAAACAAATCCTTGGCCATCAGCCATACATTGAAACCCAATCGTAAAACCTTGAGCTTCTAATAAATCAATTTGATCAGCTGTTTGAACGTTTTTAATACGACAACCAATATCGTTTGCATTTGCCCATGTGAAATTCGCGTTTAATCTTTTGACTCGAATGATGAATGATTGTCTTAAACTATATGCGTCACTACCAACCGTTAAAGCAGGTGCTGACATTGCGCCAACACCAGTATAAATTAACGGCGAATACATTAAAACATCGACATCAAGAATAGAAACGGGCTGTGAACAATACCAACCTGTAGCAGATGGTGGGAAAACAACGGCTGCTTTTTTACTTGTACCCCAACCTGCTGCGCCAACTAAACGTGCTGCTGTTGTAGCTGCAACAATTGCCGTATAACAATCAGACCCATCATCTTTAGCGCCAAAAGAAGTAATTGGGAAAAGTTTAGCAGGAGATAAATATCCAGCAGCCACCTCATCCGCACTCAAAATACTAAGCGGCGTACCATCTTCCTTATACAAAGAAGTTCTACCCAATAACTGATCCTGGTCAGTTAAAGGCCCGCCCGGGTGATAAATACTTTTAGCAATAAGCTGTTCGTCCATTGATCCTCCTTTAAACAAAAACATAACACTGACGGGGGAGACAGAGAAAGCTTATTAGGCCCTCCCCATCTCCCCCAATCAGTTAAATATGGATCAGTCCCGCTTGAACGACCAGTCATCATCCGCCGTGGGCGAGAAGATGTAGCTGTTCGACGCCGGGTAAGCCCGAATGACGAGCGTAGCACCCGCAGTACCAATGGTGACGGTACCGGTGACAATAGCGTTGGTATCCGCACGACGGTAAGTGACGCCAGTGACTGTCGGGATGGTGATAACACCAGTCGACGACACGAATGTCGGAGTGGTCGGAGTAACCACAGTCTGAGCGCCAGCAAACAGCGCAATCACAGCATCAGGGAGAGGCAGCGACGGATCAGTACCAACAGTACCATAGAGATACTGCTCAAGCTCTGCCAAGTCAGTCGGCGAAACCAGAGTCGAATCGATCGTGATGATTGAGGTCGGCTTCAGACCGGTGACAGCCACCGGAACCGAGCTGAGCTCCCAGCTGAACGTAATCGCCTCGGGTGAGTCGTTAACTGTCGAATACGCCTTCTCCGACGGGGCAGCAGTAAGACCATAAACCAGATGCAGCTTATAGCCGTAGTCTGTACCAAGAATGTCGTTACCGAGAAGTGTGCGATAACTAAGACCGAACACACCACGACTCTGCTGACCGACCATCACACCTGTCTGAGGAGTCGCAACGCCATCGAACTGGTTGAACTCCTTCGGATAAGTAAACGCCTCGAGTGTCGCACCGAACTCCTCAGCCGAAACCAAGCTCAGATACTTGCTGTTGTCGGCATACTGAGCACTCGACTCAGCGCCGGAAGGCGACTCAGTAACACTAATGAGACCATTCCAGGCAACACCATTGTCGTAGAGACCCGAAACAGTATTCGGAATATAAAGAACGCCGCGATCAGCACCAGTCTCATAGAGCTTCTGACCCGACTGATCCCAAGTAAGGGTTGTCATTGTATTCTCCTTCTAGAAGAAAAGATTGTATACGTCATGATTGAGTTTGTCGGCTGTATAAAATCGATCAAATGAACACAGCGGTAGAGCACCGATCTTATCTGGAATAAGACTGTCTGGATTCGAGTCAATTACTACAACCTGATATCGTTTGCGCCGAGAATATGGGTTGTTGTCTGCATGTTTTGCATCTTCTTTATCTCGATGATAAACGATACAAGGATATTGCATTTGAACCGTGGGAGGCGGTTGGAAATATACACGATTAGACCCAAGAATTCCTACCAGAAGATCATGGAGCTGCTGGCGTTGGGCCATTATATACACTCCCAAGACTAAGGATGAGGCGGGGACTCCTGACTTCGACAATTGTCACAGTCCACAGAGTCCCCGCCCATCGTACGTACTTGATACGGGAGAAATGATCGATGGCATATTGATCAGCCATAATACTAATAGAGTTGTTTACAGCAATATCGTCATTGAGTTTGTCCGGATCATCTCTGAGATTCCGAATGTTTCTAATCACATCACCAAAATATGTGATTTCTGTGATCTCGTCCACCCAGATACCAGAGTTGGCGGGGCTCTCGACGGAAACGCCATATCCAACTTTGTCACAAAATCGAGCCATCTAATTCTCCTTAGTTGATCACTCCGGGCGCGAGAAGCTCCAGCTGTCGTCCTCGCTGGTCGGGAAGTAGTAACCCGAAGCCGGCGTGGCGTTGACAACGAGAGTCGTACCTGCCGACAGAGCCGACTGAGCACCGGCGGTAAGCGTGGTGCCTGCGCCGTTCTTGTAGACGACACCGGTCTGCGACGGGATGGTCACGACGAAGGTGGTGCTGTTCATGGTCGGAGCCGTCGGGGTGACGAGAACCGCAGTCGAAGCAACCTTCATAACGACGAGAGCCGACTTCAGCTTGGTGAGCGCACCACACATACGAGTCTCGATGAGGTACTTGTACTGGTTGTAGTCGATGTCGAAGTCATCGAAAATGCTCGTCTCGCCGCCGGAGGTCGAACCGATGGTGTAGTCAATCGGGTTGACAAGAACGCCGATGAGATCGGGCACGTCCTCCATCGGCTCCACCGGAACGATCGCCGCGACACGAAGCTCGTTGCGAAGATCCTCGAGGCTCGAGTAGATGCGACGGCCGGTGCTGTCCTTGAGCAGAAGGAACCGAGCAATGATCGTCTCAGTCGTGTAGAACGTCGGCTGACCAGTACCCTTGTAGTACTTGCGGCTGAGGATGATCTGATCCGAGACCTCAGAAATCGAGGAGTTCGAGTCATCCAAGTTCACGTTCACGATGGTGGCAAACAGCTCGCTGTCCTTGGCGATCGGACGAATGTTCTGCTCGTTGATCTTGTCAGGATCCGACACGTCACGACCATCGCCCAGAAGGATCGCACGAGCGATTTCCTCCTCGAGCATGAAGCGCATCTCACCCTTGAGCCAGGCAACAACATTGAAGTCGGTAATATCAACGACGTCGTCACGGTCGAGCTTCTGCTTCTTATAGACAGTCGTCGGGGTCGTGATTCGCTGCGAGATGCCGAAGAACTCTTCCTTTTTCATTGCACCCTTGATGTAACCCTTCGCACGAGCCGACTCGAACGTGAGGTCCGCCGACTGCGTACGAATACGGTTGAACGGGCTCTTGCGGCAGCCACCGAGGAAGGTCGCAACCCACTCAGTACGGCGCTTGAGGAACTCGGGGGTGTCCGTCACCAGCTTAGCATCAGGGAACAGCAGGTCAATGTCGGTGATACCGTGCTGAAGAGCATATTCAGTAACAGCCTGCTTCAGCGAACCACCATACATCTTAATGGCATCGCCCTTGAGGGCGTCCAAATCACTATGCGACAGAACAAGGCTCTTCTTATCCTGGTCGGTGCCCTTTTCGAAGACGTTAGTCATTTCTTTTCCTTCCGGGTTTAAATCGCCATGGATGGCGGGATCATCATTTGTGTTTGTGGTATCTGAATGGGACGCGACACTAGCAAGAGCCTCGCTCACTAAATAATGAAGAACATCCTGCTGCTTAGCACTCATGGTGTTAATAACGTCTTCAATTGTTTCATTGGGATTATCGGGCATAGCGTCCGAATGCTGCACCTGAGCGTCCTCAAGCGCCTTACCGATAAGGAAGTGCACCACAGTCTGCTGCTCTTCCGTCATCGAATCATAGACTTCCTGAACCGTAGCCTCATCAGCGTGTTCAAGGTTTTCGTCGGTATCGTTCATCTCATTGTCACTTTCATCGGTGTGCTCAAGATACTCATTTGTGTAAATAATTGCCTCATCCTCGAGCGGAGTCTCAGACCCGTCTCCATGCTGAAGTGCAATGTTCTCAATAACAGCACCAGGATTAGCTCCAGCAAGAACCAGGCTAACCTCCCGAATCTTTCCATGGAGAACGTTACCAGCACGTGCAATAAGCTTATTGGCCCAGATCGAGAGCTGCGTAATGTCTCGATGATGAACCAGTTTCTTGGCGTGAGCGGCCTTAGGTGTGTCATTGAAGTAACAATAAGCGTAAACGCCTTCTGGTCTGTGTTCTAAAACGGCATGACCAAGAACGTTCTCGACGTCATTATGCCCATGCTGCCAAACCAGAGGAACGGTAACGCCATTCTGATCCTTGAAGGCATCAGGAGTGATCGTTCGACCATCAGTACACTTCAACCCAGCTTTTGTCGCCCAACCGCTGAAATCAGCTACTTTCATTTTGATTGATTCCTTTCGTTTTTAAACCTTCGTCCGAATTGCGTCGTATTCGTTCTGGCGTTCGATTTCATACTTTGCTTTTAAGTCATCTTTCAACTTAGCGTAAGCTTCTCTAGCCCCATCAAGAGCAATTTTCAACTCATCTCGAATACTTTCAATCTCTTGTTTGGCTTTTTCACGCTCAGCTTTAGACCGAGCGCTCTTAGATTTAGAAGCAAGCTGAGAGATAATCTTATCTAGTTTCTCACGAACTTCTGCCTGTCGAATTCGAGCGTTTTCTTTCAGCTGAAGAATCAACTCTTTTTGCGCCTCAGCAGCATTTTGGTTAGCTTGTTTCTCAGCATCTTTGATCTGAGTTTTAGCGTAAGCCCAGGCTTCTTTCTTTTTATCAGTTTTTAAATTACTAGTAGACTGTCGACCTTTTAATTCACGAGTTCTTAAGTAATACTCTCGTGCCTTGACTGGGTCATAGTATTGGGAAGCGTAATGCTGCAGAAAATTTTCTGCATCGATCATCAACCCAACTCCTGTAGCATCTTATCAAGTTCCGCATTAAGAGAATCAAACGTGTCGTTCATAACGCCGTCCATTTCATCAATCTGCGGAGCTGCCTGTGGAGCTGGAATGCCTGTTCGATCTGCTTGAGGCATGTTACTGTTGATTAATTGATCTGCTTTCGGATCATTCGAAGGACGAAGACCCATAAACCCTCTAATTTCATTAGAACTCAGAATCTCGTTGCGGGAGAATTTATCAGCAATTTCAGCAATCTGAGACAAAGGCACTAACTTGAACGGATCCCGGAAGTACTGGATCTTCTCTCGTTCACGAGTAGCCTGAGCCCCAACCAAAGCTCTTTGCATGGCTTCGGTGATTGCGTCTAGCAACGGCTCAATTGTTCGGTTGAAGTAGTTGATCATTACTTTTTCATCAGCAGTACCATTCATCACTTCTTCGGTGATACCAAGCTGACCATAAAGCATACCGGTAAGATACTCGACCTGCTTTAAGAGATTGTTTTCTGCCGGACGGTTAAGCTGAGTAATCTTCTCAGTTCCATCAGTGTAGGCAATACCATACTGACTACCCTTGAGCTGGAACTCAATGTCTTTCCGTCTCTTTTCAGCCTGCTCTTTTCGAGCTTCCGACTTGATGACATACGGTAACTGAATGATAAGGTCCAACTTACCAGAACTTGTTTGTTCATCAACAACATCCAAAAGATGAAGTTTACTAACAAGTCGTTTTAATGTAGAGTTGGGCTCATTCATCACTGCATAGAGCGGGTTTTCAACAATCGCAACCATGCGCTTTTCGAGAAGAATCTCTTCTCGAGTACCAGTTGCTTCGTTGTAGAGAGAAACTCTAACGTGCTTTGGATACCAGTTGACAACTCGACCGACACGAAGTGAGTGCGTATCAAAACGCAACTTCATTGTGTCATCGGATTTAACTACATAGTCTACAGGAACAATTGCCGCAACGCCCTCGTCAAAGAGAGTTGATACAATGTCCTGTCTGAAGGCTCGTGGGGACTGGTCAATGTTTGGTTGGAATAACAAACATTCGTTTAGTGGACTGTTGATGTCTTCGAGATAGCGAGCTTGTTCATCAAGAAGAATATGCCGAATAGCAACACTAGCCACATCAACACTGATACGAGTGTAGATTGACGTGACAATTGATCGCTCATTGAAATGTCTCGAATGCGTGGTGTGTGGTCTAATACTTGATCCGGGACCAATATCAGCATTTGTCACATACCTTTGCGTACTCTGCTCATTCGACCGAAACGCATTGATAGCTCGTTTGACTTGATTGAGAATTGCCAATGTTGGTCACCTCCAGAATCAGAATTCTTTGGCTGTTAAGAACATACTCTGAAACTCCATAGGATCTTCAATCTCATCAAAAGCTAGATCGGAGACCTCTTTGGTCTTAGAGTTAATAGCAACAAAAATTGGAAACTCGTCTAAATCTTTTGGTTGCACTAAAAATACAAACGCGCCGTGGTATTCTAAACCCTTTTTGATAATAACATCGGGGAATGAATTTTTTACTTCTGTTACGGCGCTATTGATATTAAGCATTATCCTTAACCCACCTTTCCAACCAGTTTGTGTTCAGTGGTTTGTCGTCAAGTCTGGTATAATAAATTCCGCTAGGATTAAATGGATATGCTTTATCCCAATCGGCCTGAGTTTTGATATGCGTTTGTCTTTGCGTATCAATAATCATTGGTTTCCCACGAACGACTTCATACGCGATGCTATGCCCACCACCAACCGCCCACGAAACAGAAACTTCTCCTCGACTACCATTAGGCTGTTTTTCTAAAGATTTGGTGATGATATTAACACTATCTACTTTACCTCCAGTTGGATTTGAGTGAATCTTGTTTTCACCCCAATCCATCGCTGTGGTTTTAGTGTTTGCTGCTTTCTTTAATCCACCACCATCTTGTCCTGTAGCCATAATGGAATGTGTGGCAGCAACATCAAAGCCTCGTCTACGCATTTCATACGAAAGAGTGCAACGTCGACAGTTCATTTTAGTACCAAAAGAGCCGTAGTTTGGATTAATATCTTTTACAACAGTATCCATTAATTGTTTTTCACTAAGGTTTTTTGCTGCCAAAGCATCATTCTTTTTGTACTGTGGACCATTAGTGTTTAATGTTACAGCTCGTGCGCCTTTTTTAACTAATACTCTTGCGTTTCCACTATCCACAAGTCTTGCTGCAGAAAGCCCGCCTTGCGCAGCTAAGAGTGTAGCAAAATACACTGTGGCTGGATCAACAACGCCAGCTTTAGCTTGTGGTTTATTTGATTTTGTAGTGCCATTTGAACCACCAGAAGGTTTGCGTTCGTTTCGAACACCCCATTTCATACCTTTGACGCCATAATGCTCAAGAAACTCTTCTGTATCCATTTTAAAGCTTTCTGTTAACCAAAATGGTTGGCCCGAGAACACTAAGAAGTCCAATAGTTACATTTCGAGCAATTCGAAGATTACCTTTTCGAACATCACTAATAGATAACTGTCCAGTATCAACTAAATATCGTCTGGCGGCTAAAGTACCCTTTAATCCACCACCAAATTCATCAACTAACTTCTTCTCGCTCTGAAGTTGTCGAACCCCAAGTTTCTTTTTGCGTGCAGCAGCGTTTCTTTGCGCCGGAGATTTTCGAACACCCCAATGCATACCTTTAACACCAAAGTGTTGTAAAAATTTTTCTGAATCATCCATTTTACTTCGGCCCTTTATACAGATAGCCTAGATCACGTTCTCGAGCAGTCAAGAAACGATCAAATTCGGCTTTCGATGCGTTGTGCTGAGCCATCAATTTTGCCGGCGTCATTGTAGCAAACACTGGATCGCGTTTCATCTGAGCCTCCATGTGTCGTTTAATGATGTCATTCTGTGCTTTAAGTTTTGCTGTTCTCTGAATATCAGCGACTTTCACTTTGTGGTTTTTGGCTAAAATGACACCAACAGCTACAGCACCGACACCAACAGCGATACCAACCGCAATTTTCTTTTTAGAGTGCTTCGGTTTCTCAGACTTACCATTCGATCCGCTGGTCGGACGAGAGTTTCTGACACCCCAATGCATACCTTTAACACCAAAGTGTTCGAGGAAATCTTCCACAGCTACATCACTCATTCAAAAGCCTCCTTGTTAGCTTTATAGGCAACATAAGCGTCCATCATAGCGGAAACATTGTCAATCTTGTCTTCTGTACGCTTCTTCAACAATTTGCGGTTACCATTAGTGTCTTCCAATGTAACTGCGTTGCCCATAGCAAACGCCATAAGGTCTTCGTCAAACAAAAGCTTTCGCTCTTCGCTGAATTTCTTGAGCTCACCCAAGGGAACTGACTCAGTGCGAGCACCTTGAATGACTTTCTCAATGCCGAAGGGGCCGTTCTCTGCTTCCCATCGAGACACAAACTCTTTAGCGTTATACGGGTCAAAACCAAGACAGCGGACGTCATACTCATTAAGCATGATGAACCGATCAAGGTCGTCATAGACCTCATTCATGTCCAGCACAGTGCCTTCTAAGATGTGTAAACTGTCTTCGAGACGGAAAGTGTCATACTTTGCCCGAATCGCACCAGGAAGCTTCATCAATGTTGTTGTTGAAATATAGCTTCTTGTCTTGACCCCGAACGAACCGTTACTCAACGGGAACAAAAACGTGAACGCACAGAAGTCGTCACCCTGAGAAAGGTCGGCACCAAGAGCACAAGGCATCCCATAGAAGCTTCGACTGGCATGAGGAAGCGTTTCTTCGTATGTGAAGAAGTAGGTGAAGCCCTCCATTGGGATACCAAACCGCTTAGCCAGAATATCGTTGCGAGATGCGGGTGCATTCTCAGCTCGTTCGACATCCAACTGATAGACATCGTACGTTACGGTCTTACCGAGGTTCGGATTGGCCTTCAACCACTTACTCGGATCGCCAACTTCCTCAAGTTTATCAAGTTTGTAGTGCCAAATCGAGATGTGTGGCGCCTGATACTCCCCTCGGAGAATCTTAGCGAGTTCCATTTTGATTGTATCGCCAGAACCGTTACGAACTGTACCTTCAGAACTGATTGCAAGAATCAGATAGTCGTCGAGCTTTGAAGCACCTTGTTCAACGGCACCGACAACATCCTCTCGAATGTCACCAGACAACCATTCGTCGATAGTAGCAACCTTAGGTCGAAGACCCTGGAGCTTGTTGATCGACATAGGACGGACTTCAAGCAGAGATCCGGTGAGAAAGTTCTCGACACCCTTCTTCGTCGACGCAAGTTTGACGCGATTAGCTCTAGAACCGGTTGTGTTCTGTAACGATCCCTCTGTGAGAAACTGGAACAAAGGTCCACGAGCTCGAGTGACTGCGGTGCGAAGAGGTGACATCACCTCATCAGCCTGCTTCATCGTAGGAGCAGTTGTGATCTGGTGAGTTGTAGATGTATCAACATTCAAGAAGTGTGCCTGGATGCAGGCTGCATACATTGACTTGGCTGAGCCTCGAGCCACGATCAGGTATTGTTTCGTGGTGAGGCGCTTCTTGATCATCTTACGAACATACTTACCTTCAGTACGTTTCGTTGCCGGTTGGTATACCATTCTTTCGACAAAGTAATACCAACCAAAGATCTGTTCCGACCAAACTTTGAATGTGTCAAGCAGGTGAAGGTCTCCACCGTCCGTCAAAGTAAGCTCGTTTTCGCAGTAGGAGATGAATCCCTCAACTGCTTTGTCATCGTAGAAGATGTCCGGATCTGCAATCAGATCATCGATCCGGTTCATCTCTAACGAAATTTCTTCATTGACGGGAATGTCGCCTCGAAGAACTGCATCACGAAACTCTGCGTAATACTTTGGAGTTGCTGTATTAGACAGAGTCATCGTGCCTCCTTTAGCTATCGCTATACTTTTTCTTTAATTCTTCTTTAACGACTTTAGACACAACCGCGGCAACCGCAATACTGACGGCTTGTCCCCCATACTTGGAGATGAAAGTCTTTGCGTGGGAGTCATTTGAAAGGTCTTTGTTGATATTGACGTACTCGCGCTCAAGACGAAGACGTTCTACCGCTTTCTTGAGCTCAGCATCATCAAGTTGTTTTGCTCGATTTGTCAGTGTGCGCTTTGAGGTGGGCTCAGATCTTTTCCGAACACCCCATTTCATACCTTTGACGCCATAATGCTCAAGGAATTCCTCTCGAGCAGCATCATGATCGGACATGGTATCCATTTACTCTCCTAAACCGTTGTCTCGGCCATCACTTGCAGACGCCACTCGTACTCTTTCAACTGATTGTCAACCGCAGTCACCAAATATGACATTGTCGGCGGATCAAACAACGAACGAACTTTCAGATACACATAAGTCTTGACTAGATTAAGCACTGCCGCATTTGTAGAGAAATCCGCCCAACTCTTTGACTCATCCTCAACAGTCAACCCGTCGGTCGGACCAACACCAAGTTGATGAAGAATCGAGAAAGCAGCATTAATATGCATTGTGACGTCAGGGTCAAACGCAACATAGTCTTCGGCTAGCCCCAGAACTTTCTTTGTACTTTTTAAAATGCTGCTTTCCACGATATCTCCTTTTACTTACGAGGCCTGAAGAGCCACCTCAATAATTGCAGCCTGAGTCTTAGGCCCAAGGTTTCCATCCACAGTCAACTTGAAGAACCGCTGGAAATTCATCACAGCTTCCTTCATTCGAGGACCGTAATAACTATCAAGTAACAAACCCTGTCCAGCAATATTGTTCAACTGTAGCTGGAAGAACTTGACATCCGGACCAACACAACCCTCAATGAGGTTTCTACTCTTGATCTCCACTGTGATCTCCTTTGTGATGACTGGGGTCTCCGGAACCGGTGGCTGCGGAGGGGTGGGACGGGGGGCCAGAATAGCGATAGGGTACGAATAATCAATATCCGGCCGACCCTTCGCTACCCAGGTATCCCACCCATCTAACTCGACTGGTTGATGATGCCAGGATTCCGAGCCTCTAGCTCCAGGAACACCAACATTAGCGTGAATACCATAGTCATAGGCAAGCTTCTTACCTTGAACTGGAACTTCAGACCAAGTAGGAGCTCTATGCACATGACCAGGATTCACAACAACCAAGTCGAAAGCCGCAAAATACAAACCAGACTTGAACAACTGGCTTTGATGAAACGATTTACCCTCAGGCGCAAATCCACTGAGATCCGGCTGTGCACCAACCGCTCTCCAACCCCCACCAATACCAAATTTACCACCCTGATGAAGAAGAAAATTCTTCATTCTACGCCAATATTCTGGGTGACATTTAGGACTGAATGTAGCTTCGAGGACGTCGAATGTCACCAATCGAGTTCCATAGAAAACGGGGTAGAGAGTGTCACTCATGTGGACTCCTTCCTATCAGGCTACCACAACTTAGTGTCGCCCATTTGTCTTGGTGTAAACGGTTTTTTCAACAGCGATTGATCACCATAGTGAATCGCGTTATGAGTGTCATGAGTGGTGGTGATTAGATACTCAGGATTGAGCACCCATTCCTCGTGGTGAATAAGATCATCAATACTCATCGGGTTGATGTGATGTACAAGCAGCGAGCCATTAATTGGGTAATCTAAGATACCTAAATCACATCCGTTGTCTCGAACGATAACTTGATTTCGGACTTGTTTCCACAACGAAGATCGATAAAACGCTTGATTGATGTAGCGGTCAAATCCAAACGTCGATTCACCAACACCTCCACCAAGACGTAGATACTCATAGCGTTCTTCAAACGTGTCAAAGCGACGGAGCTCCGAATATGTGCGCACTCTAGTCATAGTCGTCATACTCTTCTTCATCGTCAATTTCTTGACCTTGATACTGACGCATAGCCTGAAGAGCTCTCGAATACAACTTCTCGACTCGTTCGGCAGAAGCAATCTGGTCGGTTTTAGCCTGGCCTAAGATGATCTCTTGACGAAGACGCTCTCGTTCCAGCTTCTCTCGTTCAGTACCCAACTTGAGGAAGTGAGTAATGACCTGAGCAGAAGCTGTGCCTTCAACCATCTGTCTCTCAGCAAGGTTGATAGCAAGAGACACCATCTGACTCTCTCGTGCCTCAGGAGTAGCTGCTGGACGACGCCTAGGTTTTTCTTTGCGAGCGGCCACATTACTCCTTTCTCGATCGCTTAGAACAACTCACACACCATTTGGTGATCACCCCACGACAGGAGGATTCGATCGAACGTCAGGCGTGCTGGCAAATTATCAAGACGGCCACCGACGGGTCCGATTGTTGCGTGAGGTTTATAGTCCGTGTACTGACTTGCATTCCAATGGACGAGTCTACTACGAATAGCTTTGAGTTCTGGAGTAAGCTCAAGTCTAAGCACATCAACCAGATCCTCATCACCAAAAATCTCAACATCAATGACAGGGATCGTCATTGGTTGAAACTCCAATGCAATCGAAACCATCTCTTTAGCAAGCTCGTTTCGAACTGTTGGTTTGAGATCCGGAATCTCACCAGCGTAAACGAGCGTCATATGAGGGAGCTCAATTCTACACCAGTAGTCCGTTGTAGGTAGGAGAGCGACCATTACAGATTGACTGAACTCATCCATTACCTTCTCCTAGTTGAGTTGTGCGACTTCCTCGTGGTGAATAAGATCATCAATACTCATCGGGTTGATGTGATGTACAAGCAGCGAGCCATTAATTGGGTAATCTAAGATACCTAAATCACATCCGTTGTCTC